GTCGGGTATTGGTTGACAGGGCGGCTCGACAGGAGAACTCCTATCGAGGACCGTCCCCAGCCCCCAGGCGCAGTGGTGAACTGCACGGATGGACACCAAGACACCCCGCCGCCCAGGTAGCAGACGCACGCAGCCCGGGAAGACCGCCGCTGACCCCATGGCCCGCGAACTCACGCCGCGCACCAAGGCAACGAAGGAGAAGCAGGAGCTAGAGAAGAGCAACGGCAAGCCAGCACCCCTCACCCTGGATGAGCAGCTCGCACTGCACCGCAAGGCAGAACGGTCCATCGAACTGATGCGCCTGCAGGACGAGGTCAAGCAGGCAGACAACGCATGGCGCACCAGGATGCGAGCCAAGCCAGGGATCGACTACGACCCAGCGGTGGCAGCCGAGATCCTGCGACGCCTGTCGGACGGCGAGACGCTCAACGGCATCCTGGACACGGACGACCAGCGCTACCCCAGCAACGGGACGTTCTACAGGTGGATGGAGTCTGCTGCGGGGGTTGCGGACGGCTTCTCGGAGCGCTACGCCCAGGCGCGCGAAGCCGGCTACAGAGCCATGGGCGAGGAGATCGTGCGCCTCGCGGACTACACCCGCCTCGGGGCCAAGATCAAGACGGTGGGCGGCGAGGTCGAGGTCGTCACCCAGGACATGGTCGACCGCGCCAAACTGCAGATCGAGACCCGCAAGTGGGTGCTGGCCCGCATGCTGCCCAAGGTGTACGGCGACCGCCTGGACGTCTCAGGCACCGTGAACCTCACCTACGAGCAGCGTCTGCAGTCCCTGGCCCAGGCTGAAGTGGTGCGCCACGCTGCCCTGCCGATGGTCGAAAGGCTCGATTCCCCCCACATGCCCCCCATGCCAGCCTTCGACCCCACGCAAGTGGTTGATGCACAAGGGGAATCTGGCACTGGGTGATGGGTGCTCAGCCCATGACAGAGTGTGCAGTAGTGCCAAAGTGTCGAAAAACACGGGCTGAGACCACTGCCAGGGCCTCACGAGCGCATGGCGCACGCGCATCGCGTACACAGATCAGCAGCCTGCCCTGCCGGCCTGCTGCCCTGGCCCTCCCGGCCCGGCCTGCCGCCCGCTCCGCGGCTCGATCGCGACCCCCACCCCCGGGGGGGTGACCGCCCGCCTGGCGCACCCCGGCTTGCCCTTGATCCACCCCTCTCAAATATTTCCCAAATTTTCCAGAAACCTGCCACCCCCCCTTGACAAGGCATATCCGCCTATCCGAGAATGCCTCCTGCAAATGTGAATCTCACCACGACATCCGACAAACCACCCGAAAGGCCTACATGGGACGTATCAAAGGACAAACCGTACTGACGCTCACTCTGCGACAAAGGATCTCGCTGGCCGAGTACACCCAGCTGCACTACGTCGAGCGCAAGAAGTCGGACCAGGCCTTCGCACTCGATGCGTCCAAGGATCTGGGGTTCGAGATCAACAAGGACCATGTCCGAAAGATCAGGATCGAGTTCGAGATTGAGCCCTACCGGGTTGCATTGATCCGTGAGCGGGCCGCCATCAAGGCTGCCAAGGTTGCCGAGCGTGAGGCCAAGGAGCGAGCAGTGCTTGCCCACAGGGCGCAGCAGCTGGCCGTCCAGCAGGGCAAGACAAACCCAGAGCCCGCCGGCCTGATCCACATCGTGCGCGAGCTGCGCGAGATGGTCCTGACCCAGGCCGCGGTTGTCTCTGACCTGCGCCGGCGACTCGAGACCGTCGAGCGCTTCGAGTTCCCGCTGGTCGACAGCAAGACGGCGGCCGTCGGTCCCAACCACTGACATGGAGGCGCAAGCCAATGACCGAGCGAGTACGAGACCTGCTGTGGGACAAGCGGCATCGAAGCCTTCCGCACGGGACCAAGCCGAAGCGGTTCGCCGTCTTTCGCAACGGGCACCTGTACGTCGGAACGGAGAGCCTTCACCGAACGGCGTCGGCTCGCAAGTTCCGGATCCAGCTGCGGCTGATCCGGCAGCATGCCGCGGCCCGATCTTCGCCTTCAAGCTGATGCGCCGGCGCAAGGACGGCTCGCTCGGGCCGCTCTTCATCAACCGGCGCCAGCGCATCCGGCTCGGCGACAAGCTGCCGGCCGGGCTCCACCCGACCAAGGGCTACGCCCTCCGGCCTGGATGGCATGCCTGCAAGGAGAAGCTGGCGCCGCACCTGAGGCAGGGCGGTGACCGCGTCTGGTGCGCGGTGCTGCTCTGGGGCGTGACCGAGCACGATCGCCCGGCCTGCCAGGGTGGCACCTGGTACACGGCGGCCGCCATGCAAGTCATCTCGATTCTGGAGAACCAATGAACGCTCTCGACAAGATCCCGCAGTTCCGAGTGGACTGGGCGAACCACCTACTGTGGTGCTGGCTGGTGTTCACTGCCCTGGTGGTGGTGGGCATGCCGACCGAGTCGGCGACGCTGCTGTGCCTGCTGGTGTCGGCCTACAAGAAGCTGGTGGACTACATCGAGTACCACGAGTCGGCTGGCATCTGCATCGCGAAGGGCCTGCTGACGCCGCTGATCCCGTACTCGGTGCTGGCGCTGCAGTACCTGAAGATGGTGGTGCTGTGATGCGGGCCGCTCTTCTGCTGCTGCTCTGCGCTTCTGCACAGGCCGCTGACGTTCTCGGGACCGTGAGCACGCGCGCCGGTCGGATCGACCTCTACGCTGATGCTGGCCACTGCGTCGGCAATGCGCTCATGGCCGAGTTCACCAGCGCTGCTGGGCGCAAGGTGCCTGGCTGCTGGGTGTCTGGCCAGGGCGTCGTGCAGATCGCCTGGTCGGACGGTGATGTGACGCAGATCGATCCGCGCGCGATCAAGCGTCCCGAGTCGGTATGAGCGACACCCGCCGCGCCGCCATGCGCCTGGCCGACCTGCTCGAGAGCATGGCCTCGAGCTACGGGCAGACGTTCAAGTCGCACGCTGCGCTGGTGCGCGAGCTGGCCAAGCTGGTCAAGCATGACGGCGCCCTCGCCGAGCAGCAAGAGCAGGAGCCGCGCAAGTTGATCGGCTGGCGAACTGACGATTACCTAAACGAAACCGCTGACAAGAAGATTGCCGAGAATTGGTCTGTTCATTACAGCATGCTGCCGATCTTCGATGGCGATCCGCATACGAAGCTCTACGCCGCTCCAGTGGCGCAGCCGCTGACGGATCACTGCCCGATGTGTGATGAACGGCTGGCCGAACAACGCGAAAACCAGCAGTGGCAAGCGGATGTGGCAAAGGGGCGCGCCCTCTTGGCCGCAGCAGAAGCCAAGCCATGAGCACCAGCGTCCTCGAGCAGTTCAAGAACGACTTCCTGTTCTACGCTCCGAGGGCATTGCGCATCCGCACCAAGTCGGGCGGCATCGAGCCGCTGGTCCTGAACTCGGCGCAGATGTACATCCATCACCGCATCGAGCAGCAGCGCAAGCGCATCGGCAAGGTGCGAGCGAACCTGCTCAAGGGGCGGCAGCAGGGCGCCAGCACCTACGTTCAGGGCCGCTACTACCACAAGGTCTCGATGCAGCCCGGCGTGCGGGCGCTGATCCTGACGCACCTGGGCGACTCTACCGATGCGCTCTTCGAGATGACGAAGAGGTATCACGACAACTGCCCCGACGAGCTGCGCCCGCAGACCGGCACCGCCAACAGCCACGAGCTGCACTTCCCGTCGCTGGACTCTGGCTACGTCGTGGCCACCGCCGGCAACCGCAAGGGCATCGGGCGCGGCCGCACGTTCCAGTACTTCCACGGCTCCGAGGTGGCCTTCTGGGAAGGCGCCGCGGACATCAAGGCTGGCCTGGGCCAGACGGTGCCGGACGAGGACGGCTCAGAGATCATCCGCGAGTCGACTGCGAACGGCGTCGGCAACGAGTTCCACCAGGACTGGACCGCGGCCGAGCGCGGCGAGGGGGACTACGAGAACATCTTCGTGCCGTGGTTCTGGCAGCCCGAGTACCGGCGCGCGGTCTACCCCGGGTTCCAGCTGGACCCGGTCGAGAAGGACTACTTCGAGCGCTACGAGAAGCTGGGCCTGACCATCGAGCACATGGTCTGGCGCCGCGCCAAGCTGGTCAACGACTTCAAGGGCGACATCACCCTGTTCGACCAGGAGTACCCGGCCGAGCCAGTGCTCGCCTTCACCAAGGTCTCAGGCGACCCACTGATCGGCAGCGACAAGGTCAGCCGCGCGATGAAGATCGGCCTGAACGTCGAGCCCCGCGGCCCGCGCATCCTGGGCGTAGATCCGGCCGAGTACGGCAACGACTCGACCGCCATGGTGCTGCGCCAGGGCCGGCGCGCGTACGGCATTGGGCCCGGCGAGAAGGTCTACCGGCTGCAGAAGTACGGCCCGATGGAGGTCGTCGCGAAGGTGGCCGACATGGCCGACAAGTGGAAGCCGGACGCGATCAACGTGGACGCCACCGGTGTCGGGTCCGGAATCGCCGATCGGCTCAAGGAGCTGGGCTACCCGGTCAACCGGATCCAGTTCGGCGGCAAGCCTGCGCGCGAGGAGCTGTACCTCATCAAGCGCGACGAGATCTGGGGCGAGATGCGCGACTGGCTCGAGGACGAGCCGAACCAGCTACCCAACGACGACTCGCTGGCGACAGACATCTGCGGGCCGCGGTACAGCTACGACTCGAGCCGCCGGCTGCGGGTCGAGACCAAGGAGTCGATGCGCAAGCGCGGCCTGCGCTCGCCCGACAGCGCTGACGCCCTGGCCCTGACCTTTGCGACCCCGTTCGCCGCCGGCAAGGACGGCAGCAACCAGACCAGCAACGCTAACTACCGCGCTGCCCGCGGCGTGCGCCGCATCCGCTAAACCGTCCCCAGCGTGGTGGATGCCACGCAACCTCAACTTATCAGTCAACCAGAGAACCAGATGACCTATATCGCCGCAAGAAACGACCGTGTCTTCGTGCGCCGCGCCGCCAAGGAGACCACCACCGCGTCCGGCATCGTGCTGACCGAGAAGGCGGCCGAGAAGGTCGTCACCGGAACCGTCGTGGCCATCGGCCCGGGCCGTGTCACCGACGCTGGATACACGGCACCGATGGGCTTGTGGGAGGGCGACGAGGTGCTCTTCTCGAAGGTGGCCGGCGACACCGTGAAGATCGACGGCGAAGAGCTGGTCGTGCTGGCCGAGCGCGACATCTACGCCGTGCTGCGCCCCAGCGCTGACCGCGCCAAGCTCTGACCGTCCCCCTGCAGCCGTGCCGCACCCATCCTCGCACCATCCACGAAGGGGCTGCGGCAAATGAGCGCTCAACGGCCTGACGAAGAAGCCTGCGATCAGACGGGCAACAACTTCTACGCCAAGTCAGTGTCGTCTTTGCGCGCGCGCATTGCCGACTACAAGCACTTCCTGCCTGACTGGCCGGCGCTGCACCAGTCGTTCCAACGTGACCTCGATGCTCTATTGCTGAAGTCCGATCGGAACACCTGATGGAAGTCGTTGACGCACTGTCGCAGCACACGAAGACCGGCACCATGCCGGCCGTCGTCGGCCAGCTGTCACCCGAGGACTACTTCAAGTACGTCGAGGAGACCCGAGCACAGCCCGCGTTCCGCACGAAGATGGACAAGGCTGCCGACTACTACGACGGCAACCAGCTGAACTCGCAGATCCTGCAAGACCTCGAGCTGATGGGCCTCGGCTCGCTGATGACGAACCTCGTCAAGCCGGCCATCGACGCAGTGCTGGGCATCGAGGCGAAGACCAGGCAGCGCCTGCGCGTCACCGCGGATGCGGACGAAGACCAGGATGTGGCCGAGGCGCTGAGCGCGCAGCTGGCCGAGGCCGAGCGCGAGAGCCGCCTGGACCGCGCCTGCAGCGACGCCTACGGCAGCCAGACCAAGGTCGGCCTGGGCTGGGTCCACGTCGGCCGGCAGCCGGACCCGTTCCTCTACAAGTACAAGGCCGAGGCGGTCCACCGGCGCGAGATGTTCTGGGACTGGTCCACGCCGATCAGTGACCCTGGCCTGGACACCTCCCGGTACCTCATCCGCGCCAAGTGGTTCCCGACCGAGCAGGTCAAGGCAGCCATGCCGCAGCACGGCGACCTGATCAACGCATCGGCCGGCGGCTGGCAGCCGGACTGGCTGCAGCGTGCGCGCGAAGACACCTCACTGCTGAATGCCTACGACCAGGAGACCCGCATGTCGGTCTCCTCGTGGGACTGGCGGAACATCGACAACCGGCGCATCGCGCTGCAGGAAGTCTGGTACGCCAAGTACATCCGCGGCCTGGTGCTGAACCTCGGCGACAAGGTGGTCGAGTTCGACAAGAAGAACCGACTCCACATGGCCGCCGTCGGGTCTGGCCGCTTCACGCCGACCCCAGCGATCTACCGCAAGCTGCGTTCCTCGATCTGGTTCGGACCGCATCTGCTGCAGGACTACGACGCGAACACGAACAAGTTCCCGTACGTCCCGTTCTGGGGCTTCCGCGAGGACTTGACCGGCACACCGTACGGCCTGATCCGCTCGATGATCCCGCTGCAGGACGAGGTCAATGCCCGCCGGCGCAAGCTGATGTGGCTCCTGTCCTCGAAACGGGTGCAGATCGACAGCGACGCCCTCGACGCGCGCTTCAACGACTTCGCCGACCTAGTCGACGAGGTGTCGCGCCCCGACGCGATGATCGTGACGAACCCGACGCGGACCAACAAGGACGCGGTCAAGGTCGAGTCCGACCTCGGCCTGAGCCAGCAGCAGTTCGAGGTGCTGGCTGAGGCCAAGCAGGGCATCCAGGACGCGGCTGGCATCTTCAACTCCGTGATGGGGAAGAAGGACACCGGCGCCGACAGCGGCCTGGCGATGAACACCCTGGTCGAGCAGTCATCGAACACGCTCGGCGAGCTGAACGACAACTTCCGCTTCGCGCGCCAGGAGGCTGCGATGCGCCTGCTGGACATGATCCGGCAGGACTCGAGCGGCAAGCAGATTGACGTGGTGGTCGGCGAGACCAATGCGCGCAAGCGGACCATCTCCCTGAACACGCCGCAGGTCGACGAGCTGACGGGCATCCAGTACCACGAGAACAGCACCGACAAAACGGCCTGCAAGGTCGCCCTGGAGGAGATCCCGACCACGCCGGCGTACCGCGCGCAGCAGCAGATGATGCTCAGCGAGGTCATCAAGTCGCTCCCGCCGGTGGCCTCTGCCGCCCTCACGCCGTACTTCATCGAAGGGTCGGACCTGCCGAAGCGCCACGAGATGGCTGACGCGGCCCGCAAGGCCATGGGCATGCCGATCGATGGCCAGCCGCAGGATCCGCAGGTCGCCGCGCTGCAGCAGCAGCTGCAGGATCTGCACACGCAGTCCGAAGACGCCATGCAGAAGTACGAGCAGGCGGTCCAGGAGCAGAGCAGCAGGGCCGAGCAGGCCAGCCAGCAGGTCTCCAGCCTGAAGCTGCAGCTCACGAACAAGCAATCCGAGCTGGAACTGCGCCACCAGGAGCTGGTGTTCGCGCACGAGAAGGACATCGCCGACAAGAAGATCGCCGAAGCACAGGCGCTCGCTCAGGCGAACCCGGCCTCGGTGCCTCCGGACCCGGTGAAGATGAGCGAGCTGAGCATCAAGGAGCGCGAGCTGGCCCTGAAGGAGAAGCAGCACGAGCTGGCCACCTCCGCTCAAAGCGCCGACCACCAGCACCGCACAGCAGAGCTGGAGCACAACCAGCTCGTGGCTTCCCAGACCCCGCCGGAGGAGCCGGAGACCGAGGACGAGGGCGCCGAAGAGGCCCGCATCCAGGAGATCGTCACCAAGCTGGTCGATCCCATCGCACAGAAGCTCGACCTGGTGCTGGACGCACTCAGCCAGGCAGCGCAGCAGGACAAGACCGAGAAGGCCGCCAAGGCCTCGGCCCAAAAGGAGGTTCAACAGCAACAGGCAGCCGCTCAACCGGCCGCCGCCGCCCCCAAGAAGCGGAAGGTCACGATCCAACGTGACACGAACGGCCGCATGACGGGAGCGGTCCTCGAGGACCACGGAGATTCCTGAAGATGGACACACAAACCACTATCAATGCCCTCTTCGGCATCGTCAGTTTCCTGAGCGGGTTCCTGCTCAAGGCGACATGGGACGCCTTGAAGGAGCTGCGCGTCGACATGGCCACGCTGCGCCAGTCGATCGCCGACAACTACGTCCGGCGAGACGACTTCCGAGAGCATTCCGACCGGGTGATGAACCTGCTCGACAAGATCTACGAGAAGCTGGACGGCAAAGAGGACAAGCACTGATGCTCAAGCACCTCTTCACCGGCCTCGACGGGGTCACCTACGACATCGGCAGGGTCGGCGGCGCGCTGTCGTTCCTGGTCGGCCTGGGCCTGGAGGTCTACAGCGTCGTCTGGCACGTCCAGTTCGACTTCCTGGCCTACGGTGCCGGCATCGCAGCCATGGCAGCCGGCATCGGTGCGCTCCTGAAGCTCAAGGAGAGTCAGGAACCGAAGCCATGATCACCACCGAGCAGTATTTCGGCGGCCGGCGCGAGTCTCACCCGACCGAGTGCAGCCCATGGATCGATGACAACGCGCACCGCACGGTGGGCATCCTCAACCAGATGATCGCTCGCGCTGAGTCGTTTGGTGTTGTGATTCCACTCAATCCATGTGGCGATTTCGCGGGTTCGCAACTTGCCAGCGGCTGGCGGCCTCCGACCATCAACAGTTGCACGCCAGGCGCTGCGCTCAACAGCAAGCACATGACCGCGGAGGCGGGCGACCTGATGGACCCACATGGCCACTTCAAGGCCTGGCTGGCCACGCCTGAGGGCCAGTACAGCCTGGTCGACATCGGGTTGTGGATGGAGGATCCAGGGCACACCCCGACCTGGGTCCATCTGCAGGTCAAGCCGCCCAAGTCAGGCAAGCGCACGTTCATCCCATGACGACAGTCGCGGCCTCCGTGGCCGAGGGCGTCATGTGCTCCGACTCGCAGTGGAGCGACGGCATCCACAAGGGGCTGATGCGCAAGGTGTTCCGCATCCGCGGCAGCCTGATCGGCGTGGCCGGCGACATGCGGCAGATCGTCGAATGGGTGGCTGCATGGAAGGACGACCCGCGGGGCAGGCACAAGCAGAGCATTCACGCCCTCATCCTGAGCGCGGAAGGGCTCTCCACCTGGGACAACACGCAGCTCTTGATGCCCACCAATGAGCTGTACCAGGCGATCGGATCAGGCGCCGACTTCGCGCTTGGGGCCATGGACCAGGGAGCGAGCTGCCGCGAAGCGGTACGCATCGCATGCCGACGGGACGCCTCCAGTGGCCCGCCCGTCCGAACCTACAAACTGAGGTGACACTTTGGCCGCAAAACCGACCCCACAGAGCCTGCTGCTGCAAGCAGTGCGAACCCTCGAAGAGTGCGGCGGCAATGCGTCCGCAGCGGCCAAGGCGCTCAGCATCCCGCGGGCGACCCTGCAGTGCCGGATCCAGGCCGCACAACTGGCCAACATAACAGCCGAGACGAGCGTACCAAGTGATGCCAGTCGCATCCGCGATCTGGAGTCTCAACTGCGCGAAGCGCGTCAGGAGACCCTGGACGCAGAATACGTCAAGTCGAAGATTCTGCACCTGTCTGAACTCGAGCCAAAAGTCCCAGACTGGACTATTCGTCCTGTAAAGTCCTACAGCTTCACGGGCGTGCCGACGCTGTTCTGCTCCGACCTGCACTGGGGCGAGATCGTCGACCCACGCCAGATCGGCGGCGTGAACACCTACAACATGGCCATCGCGCGTGACCGTCTGCGCACCATGGTCGATGTTGCATGCGATCTGCTGTTCAACCACATAGCCCAACCCAGGTATCCAGGCATCGTCCTGGCGCTGGGCGGTGACATGGTGACGGGCGACATCCATGAGGAACTGTCAGCTACCAATGAAAAGGAGATCATGCCGGTCGTGCTTGACCTATGGAGCAGCCTGGCATGGGTCATCGAGACGCTGGCCGACAAGTTCGGCCATGTCTTCGTGCCATGCGTGAGTGGCAACCATGGCCGGAACACTCACAAGATCCGCGCCAAGGGGCGCAACTTCACGAGCTTCGACTGGCTCCTGTACCAGTTCTTGGCCAAGAGATTCGAGGCCGACAGGCGGGTCCAGTTCCAGATCCCTGATGGGTCTGATGCGCTGTACTCGATCTACGGTCACCGGTTCCTGCTGACGCACGGGGACCAGTTCCGCTCTGGCGGGGACAGCATGATCGGAGCCCTTGGGCCGCTGATTCGCGGGGACCACAAGAAGCGGAGCCGGAATAACCAGATCGACCTGGGCTACGACACCATGCTCTGCGGTCACTGGCACCAGCTCATCCAACTCCAACGCCTGATCGTCAACGGCAGCCTCAAGGGCTATGACGAATATGCGTACCAGGCAAACTTTGGGTTTGAAGTACCACGACAAGCGCTGTGGATTAACCATCCTCGACACGGCATCACGTTCTCCGCACCAGTCAATGTCGACAAGACCAAGCAGGCCAACGAGAAGCCTTCTGAGTGGGTGAGCTGGAAGGAGGCGGCATGATTGCGCGCCTGACGTGCGGCGTGTGCGATACGCCGAGACCAGTGGGGTCAGATTGCCGGCCCTGTGCGAACGCGAGGAATGCCGCGTACAAGCTGCGCCATGCGGCCAAGGTTGCCGCAAAACGGTCTGACTACAAGAAGCGGCGCCACGCAGCGAAGGCCCCTGAGCGGGCAGCCAAGAAGGCTGCGAAACGGGCATCTGTCCCTGTGCGCCGCAAGCAGGCAAAGGTCGCATGGAAGGCTCGCAACCCTGGGGCCGTCAACGAGTCGACTGCCCACAGGTTCGCCGCAAAGATGAGGGCCACGCCAGCATGGGCCGACCGCGAGCTGATGGCCGGGCTCTACACCTTGGCGAGCATCTACACCGACTTCCTCGGCGAGCGCTTCCACGTCGACCACATCGTGCCACTCAGGTCCGACATCGTCTGTGGCCTGCACACCGAAGCCAATCTCCAGATCCTCCCAGGCGCCGAGAACATCCGCAAGGGCAACCGCTGGTGGCCCGGCATGCCGGAGGACCGCAAGACCATCCCCCTTGCAGCCTGACGAGGGCAGGCTTCGGCCCAAACCCAAGGACTGCACATGAGCTTCGTCACCTACGTCCGCAAGCCTCTGAAAGAGATTGCGACCTTGCCCTTCCAGGGGCAAGGCGTGCTGGTCATGGTCGAGGACTTGCCCGGCAACCCGCTGTGCGACTGGGCAGGCACAAGCTACACCGTGCCGTTCACCTCCGCACAAGCAGCAGCGGTGGCGGCTGCGGGCCGTTTGTCGTGCCTGCCAAGATGGGCGACCGCGCTGGCAAACGTCAGGGCTGGCACCGGAAATGCCCGCTTGATGGTACTGGGGGACAGCACTTCGGCGGGTGCGTTCGCCAATTCCGGCGCCGGCTTTGCAAGCAATAATATGGCTTCATGCTGGCCGTATCTGTTGGCGCCACTGTTTACTGCGCAGGGATACACGCCAAACATAGGTTCTGTGTTCGGAGACGTGACCAACAGCACGATTGTTGCCACCCTTGTCGCGCACGACACGCGGCGCGCCATAGGCGCAAATTGGACTCTAGGTGCGTTCATCACGTTTGGCGGCAACGTACTGTCAAACGCCAACGCAACCACAACGCTCGCCAGTTTTACCCCTGCTGCCGCGTTTGACACCATCATCGTCACTACCATCAACAACGCCGGTTATGGCGTCATGAGCGTAGCAATTGACGGGGGGGCGACTCTTCAGGATATAAACCTAGCTACAGGCGGCAGCGTTGTTACTCGCACGACAATGTCTGTGCCGAGGGGAACTCATCGCATTGACCTGTTCAGGGCGATAGCCGATGGCGCGTCCATCCGAAATATCAACTGCGTTTCAATCGAAACCACGGACTCCACCAAGCGCACGGTGGACATCATCAACGCATCGGTCGGCGGGATAACCTGTGCGATAACAGCGAATACAACCGCGTATTTCAACTCGCTGTCGGTGTTCCCGAACTACAACCCAGACTTGACCATCATTTGCATTGGCATCAATGATTGGGTTGCCGGCACGGCGGCAGGAACATATGACCTTGTGACGGCCGGAACCGTAGCAGTTAATACGCAGAAGATCATCGACTCAGCACGGCTTAGCGGCGATGTGATCTTGATGACCCCCGTCCCATCAAAGGTGAGTTCGTACACCCAGGCCGCGCAAAACCTGATCTTGGCTGCGATCCGCACCACGGGGGCGTTGAGCAACGTGCCAATCGTGGATTTGTACGCCAACTGGGGAAACTACGTCGCAGGGACTACCGCTGGCTATTACTTGCCAAATATCGATGCCGTGCATCCGGGTGCGGCAGGATACACCGACATGGCATCTCGCGTTGCTGGGGTTCGCGGGTTGTTTGGCGCTACCTGACCATGACCCCCACCACAGCCGCCTGGGCGGCGCTGAGCCGACCATCCCCCCGCGGCCTCCCCAATGGCAGTCTGCGGGCCTGCAAACCAACCAGAGACACAGCATGCCCAAGCTGACCCTCGACGACATCAACCGCGTCGTCGCGCACGCCGAGTTCCACGTCTTCGCGAACAAGACGACAGTCGTCTGCCTGACCACGAAGAATGGCTTCCAGGTGATCGGCTACAGCTCGTGCGTCGACCCGAAGGACTACGACGTCGCGATCGGCAACAAGATCGCGGTCGATGACGCCATCCGGCAGCTGTGGAAGCTCGAGGGCTACCTGCAGACATTCCTGGACGTGCAGGGCTTCCAGGACGCCGTCGAGTCGGCCGCGCACCGCATGCTGGCCGCAGAGACCGAGGCCGAAGCACAGGCCAAGGCCGAAGCCGCCGTGACGCCCGACGCGAAGTCGATCGACAACTGGACCGCCTCGGTGGTGGCGACCACCGAAGCATCGCTCGATCCGCAGGCCTGACCCATGCCCATCTGGCTGAGCCTCATCCCCTGGCGCCTGGTTGCCGTTGCGGTGGCCTGCGCAGGGGTGTGGTTCGCCTGGACAGAGCATGGCGCATCCCGCTACCAGGACGGCCGCCGCGACATGCAGGCGGTCGTCGTCGCCCAGGTCCAGGAGGAGCAGCGTGCCCTCCAGGAGCTGGCCAACAAGCACCAGGAGAAGGTCAATGAAATCGCAGCTGCTGACCAGGAGCGCATATCTCTGCTTGAGCGCCGTGTTTCTGCTCTGGACACTGGAACTCGCGGCCTGCGCGAGCGCCTCACCGCGGTCGTTGCCAGCACTGTCGGACCTCCCGAAGCTCCCGGTGCCACCGGCCAGCCTGATGCAGGCGCCGCCGCCCTCGGGAGCATATCTAGCTCGTGTTCAGACCTGGCAGCAGGACTCGCTCGCGACGCTGAACGCCTTGCCGACCAGGTCCGCGGCCTCCAGTCCTACGCCGTCGAAGTGAGCGGCGCGCCGCCGAACCTGGAGCACTCGCAATGAGCTTCGTCACCTATGTCCGAAAGCCCCTGAAAGAGATCGCTACCCTGCCATTCCAAGGACAGGGCGTGTTGGTCATGGTCGAGGATCTGCCAGGCAACCCGCTGTGCGACTGGGCGGGCACAAGCTATACCGTGCCGCTTACCACCGCACAAGCAGCAGCGTTGGCGGCAGGCCCCATCGCCGCAAAGCGCAGCATCACCGGCATAGGTGACTCGATCATGGGCTACGGCGACAACGTTGGCGCAGGCGGAACCGGGACCGGCGCAACCTCGCAATCGCACGTCGCTTGGGCAATCTCTCAGATGCCCGGCGCTGGCCTGAACATCATCTCCAATCGTGGCGTGGGTGGAACCCTGATTGACGGAGCGGCGGCAAGTTCACTGATCGGCACCGGATCGACGCCTCAATGGCCGTTGGCTGCGGTGGATAACTCAGACATCCTGTGGATTCACAGCGGCATCAACCACCTAAACCCAAGCATTGACGCCGGTACACCCACCGTCGCACAAATCCTGACGAAGTTCCGGCGCCTGTTCGATCTGGTGGCTCCGGCAAAAGCACTGGTGATCGTTGATGCCCTGACGCCGCTCAACGCGAGCGCGGCGACCCCCAGCGGCGCAGCAGCAAGACGTTCAGACATCCCGCTTATCAACGCCGGCCTGCAAACGCTGTGCGCCGGCTATCGCAACGTCAAGTTCAACGACATCTATACCCCGATGGCGCTGGACAATGCAGGCAATGCCAACCCGGACTATTTCACGCGCCTGAACGGCATCCACTTCACGACCTGGGGCGCCTACATCGCTGGCGTCACATCGGCTCAGACTCTGTTGCGCAACCTGTACCCGGCCGCAGCTTTCCGCGTGAGCAAGGCCGTCACCCTGATGGACTTCACCGGCACGGCCGGCACAAAGACGGCTGGAAGCGGGACCATCAACGGCAGCGTGGCGACTAACCTGGCTCTGACCATCGCAGCCGGCACGGGCGTGGTAACTGCCAGCGTGGCCGACAATAAGCAGCGCTTGGTGATCGACAATAGCGCGGGCGCTGTCACTTGCACGGTGCAGCTCAACTTTTCCAACACCGCAAGCTGGAACGGCACCCTGGCCAACGGCGACACGGTGGTCGCATACGCCAAGATCGAGTGCGCCTCGCAGACCGGCATGCGCCGCTGCAATCCGACGTATATCCTCAATCCGGCAGGCACGCCGGTCAACATCGACGGGCTTTCAAAGAGCACGCAGGAGCTGGCTGATTCTGGGCCGCAGGGTGTGGTATTGCCGCTGTTCCCGCCGAACTTCTCGGGCATCTTCCAGACGCAACCCTTTGCGCTCAATGCCGTTGTGGCGACGATGAACATGGCCGTGACGATCGAGCTGGCCCCGATGTACTACGTCTTCTCCGTGTCTGGGGTGACGGTGGTTCCGACGGTTGGCGCGACCTACACCAACAACGCGCAAACCTTCACTGTCGCGGCGTTCAATGTCTCGGGCGGCGTGGGGACGATCCTGGCGACGGCGGCCGGCGCGCCTTCAGCTTCAGGAACCCTTTCCAAGAGCGGCGGCACTGGCGATGCAACCATTGCATTCTCAGCATATGTGACGACCCCGGGTGGCACGGCTGACGTGAGCATCAGCGGCTATGGCTACAACGGGCTGACGCCGCTGTGATGGCGACCACCACCCCAGCCGCCTGGGCGGCGCTGAACAACAAATGAAGTCCTTCAATCCAATCGCCGATGCAGCGCGCGCCGCACCAGAGCAATAGAGGAACCAGCAATGACCGTTCAGTACAGCACTACCGTGCGCGCCGCGATGGCCGATGCCTGGGAAACCGCCCAGGGCACCGCCGTCAAGGTACGCATCTACACCGGCACGCAGCCTGCCAGCTGCGCCACCGCCGCCAGCGGCACGCTCATCATCGAATTTGCGCTGGCAAGCGATTGGGCGACCAACCCCGGCACGGGCGTGAAGGTGCTCAACGGCCTGCCTCTGAGCGGAGCAGCCACGGGCGCCGGAACCAACACGGCCGGGCACTACCGCTTCTACGACACGGCTGGCACCAACTGCCACGAGCAGGGCAGCATCACGGCCACGGGCGGCGGTGGCGACATGACCATCGACAACACGTCGATCGCCAGCGGGCAGACCGTGCAAGTCACGGGCTACACGAAGACCTGGCCCGGCGCATAACGGCATCACTGCTGGCGCACTCACCCCACAAAACTGAGACATACAAATGGCGGCCAAAACAGACCAAGTCATCATCCTGCCGACAGACACGGGAAACACCGGGAAGAAGATCCGCACCAAGGAAAGTGTGGTTGGCGCGAACACGGTCGAAGAGTATTTCTTTATCCCCAGCACCGAGCGCGATCTTGTGGGCCAGCACAAGTTTGTTGTCCCGGCACAGGCAATCCCTGCCGCAGTCCATACGGGAACAACGACAGGATTTCTTTTCCTCATCAATCCGCTGACCAGCACGGTCAAAATTGCGATTGACCGGATGACGTTTAAGCACAACTTCAGCACGACACTGGCTGTCGATCTGATCGCACCGCTAATCAACGTCAACCGCATCACGTTCACTGGCACGCTGTCTGCCACGACCACAACGCCGGCCAGGAGAAAAACGGCAGATGCAGCAGCTCAGGGCCTGATTGCCACGGCGTCAACCGGCCTTACCGTGACGCTGGGCGCTGCTGTGTTCGGCTTTGTCGGAAACACGATGGACCTTGTCACGGGCGGTGGTGGGCACTGGTCGGCGCAGACCGACGAATGGAATCCGTCAGAGGAAGACGATGAGCTTGTCTTGGTTGCTGGCGAAGGCCTTGTTGTCTGGTCTACCTTTGCAGTGACGACAGCAAACCGCAAGCTTTTGATTAACGGGGCGTGGTTCGAGTACAACTAAATGGCCTCGACGCTGATTGATGGCGTTGTCTTCCACGACGGTTTCGCAACACCCGCAACACCCGGCACGTCGGCGCTTGTCGACGGAGTAAACCAGCAGGGATTTGCCACTGGCGCCAGCGCGACAGCGCAGCCAGTTGACGGCATTCTCGGGCTGACTTCATGGTCAGTATCAGGGGGTGCGGCCAGCGCCACATCAACGCAGGCAGTCCCCGATGCAGCGCTGGTGGCCACGAGCAAGGCGCTGGCCAGCGCGACCTCGACGCAAAGTGTTCCCGATGCGGAACTGGTGGCAACGTCTGCTGTGCGCGCCAGCGCCAGCACAACGCAATCGGTGCCAGATGCCGCGCTGATCGCCTCCGCGAAGGCGCTTGCCAGCGCCACGTCAACGCAGTCGATTCCCGATGCAGCGCTGGTGGCCACTGCCACGGCGCCGGCTTCCGCGCGCACTCTGGCGGCGGCTCAGAACGTTCCAGATGCAACATTGGTGGCAACTTCGGCGGTAACGGCCAGCGTTGCATCCGCGCAGTCTGTTCCTGATGCCACGCTCTCTGCGACGGCTGCCGCCATAGCTTCTGCGACATCATCACAAGCAGTTCCAGATGCGGCACTGACTACAGCCTCAACGGTTCGATCCAGCGCCACGGCATCGCAGTCCGTGCCAGGCGCATCGCAGTCGGCGACCGCCGCCACCATGGCGACGGCGGCGGCCAACCAGTCGGTGCTTGATGCGGCTCTGACTGCGACGGCATCGACAGGCGTGGGAACAATCAGCCTGACTGCGACGCAGATGGTCCCGCAGCCGACGCTTGTCGCGACGGCCGCGGTGGACGCGTCGATTTCTGCCACTCAGAGCGTTCCTGACGCCGCTCTGTCTGCGACGGTGCTATCGGGCTCAGGCATCGCGCCGCCGTCTCCGGGCGACACGCTGGGAAGCGGAGGGCCCGACGACAGCGATGAGGACAAGCACTTCGCCAAGTCCGCTGCGGCGGCAAAGGCCAGGTACGCGCCGGCAGCCATCGATGCGGTGGCCGATGTCCAGGAGGCGCCGGCTTTGCTGGCCCATGTGGTCGCGCTGCCAGCGGCCCCGGGCGTTGGCCTCGAGAGCGTCATCAAGAAGGCCACGCAGGCGGCCGCGCAGGCCAGCGCGCAGCTGGACACCGAAGCAGACGACGAAGAGGCGATCGTGATGTCTCTGCTGCACCTCGACACCAACGTGCAGCCAAAGAGGCAGCAGTTCATCCAGCTGGACGACGTGGGTCAAGACGAAGAAGACGCCCTGGTCATGGCGCTTCTCCACCTCGAACTCGCCTGACCTCGCAAGAAACCTTCCCCCTTGTTCTCAAGCCGTTCAAGACTCGCGCCCAGCTGCACTCATAGCGGCCTGAGCGACATCAGGTGGGAGCGGCGAATCACGTATCCCAACGAGAACGGGAATGGAAGACATGAGCGAAAAGCGCGACCTCGAGTACTACATGGCCCACCCCCATGAGATGCCGTCCAACATGGACGATCTCCTGGCCCTCGAAGGAGGGGACGAAGGTGGCCTCGATGTCCCGCCACTCAAAGAGGGTGAAACAAGCGCAACGCCCGGCGCGAGTGGTGGCGAGAAGGTTGCTGAGAGTGGTGCCGCAAGCGGAGATCCCGCCGGCGGCGCGGCGAACAAGGCAGGCACGGAGCCGCCGCAGGTCATCAAGAGCAGGGACGGGAAGCACGAAATTCCGTACCAGGTTCTGGAGACCGAACGCGATCGCCGTCAGGCTGCTGAGAAAGCCGCGGAGACGTTGCGACAGCAACTGGCCGACCTGCAGGCGCAGGCGACCGGCAAGACTGCAGCCCCCGCGCCAGCGGCGGCAGTGGCCCAGCCGGACACGCCCAGCGAAGCAGACATCGATCAGATCGCTGCCGACTTCCCGGAGCAGGGGAAGGTACTGAAGGCGCTGCTGGGCACGGTGACGGCCCTGCAGCAGGAGTTGGGGAACTTGCGGCAGAACGATGCTGCACGCTCCACTCGAGATGCGACGACCGCGCAGGGCACTGTCCAGCAAGCGATCGACGGCAACGAGAAGCTCCGCTACCTCCAGGCCAAAGACCCTGAACTCTTCGCGGAAGCCATCCGTCTCGACAACCAGCTCAAGGCATCCCCGCGCACGAAGGGGCTCACCCTCACGGAACGGTTCACCAAGGTGGTGACCGGGCTCGAGGCGACGTTCGGTGAAATCGATGTGCCGGCCGAGTTCAAGACCTCGCCGGCCCCGACGCCAACGCCGACTCCTGCTCCGAAGGTGGCCCAGAAAACAGACGTGGCTGCACAAGCCAGGGCTGCGGTGGAAGCGGCCGAAAAGGCCCAACGCATCCAGTCGTTGTCGGACATCCCCGGTGGAACCCCACCGGCCGCAACGGAGCTGGAAGCGCTCGGGAACCTGTCGGTCCAAGAGCTGGGCGTTCGTCTCCAGGAGATGGATCCCGCGAAGCTCACTGCCCTGCTGGCGCGTGCGGCCTGAGTGATTCGGCCGAACCCTCAGGAGTTTTGAAATGTCTCAGACCGCAGTTCTCGCTGGCGACGCACTCGCCAGAAAGCTGTACAGCGTCGCGCTCTTCGCGCAGACGCAGCGTATGCCCGGCTTCGGCCGCCAGCTCACGGGTCCGGTTGCCGACGCCGGCGCCGCCCTCAGCAAGATCAAAGGCCAGTCGGTCCCCGACATGCCGATCGTGCGCGTGACCGACCTGTCGAAGACCGCGGGTGACACCGTGTCGGTCGACATGTTCGGCGTGATTGGTGGCGCCCCGATCGCGGGCGACCAGATCGCCGAAGGTCGTGGCGAGAAGCTGACCTCCAGCTCGATGGACATCAGCATCAACCTGCTGACCAAGGCGGTCGACGCCGGCGGCAAGATGAGCCAGCAGCGCACGCTGCAGGATCTGCGCACCATCGCGATGGCGCAGCTGACGAACTACTTCGCCCGCCTGGACGACCAGTCCTCGCTGGTGCACATCGCAGGCGCGCGCGGCTTCCAGACCCAGAACGACTGGGTGATCCCGCTGCAGAGCGACATCACGAACTTCTCGGACGTGATGGTCAACTCCGTGAAGGCGCCGACCTACAACCGGCACTTCGTGGCAAGCGGCACGACCGTCGTTCGTGGCGGTGCGCAGCTCGGCTCGATCGCGACGACCGACGTGTTCAAGCTGGAACACATCGACGCCCTGCGGACCTTCATCGACGAACTGGAGTACCCGCTCCAGCCGGTGCGGATCTCCGATGACCCGGCGGCCGCCGACGATCCGATGTGGGTCATGTTCGTGTCCCCGCGCCAGTACAGCTCGCTGCTGGCGGCCAGCGGCACGACCGCGCTGCGCACTTTCCAGCAGAACGCCTGGAATCGTGCCAGCTACGGCTCGAAGCACCCGCTGTTCCGCGGCGAAGTCGGCATGTGGAACGGCATCCTGGTGAAGAAGCTGAACCGTTCGATCCGCTTCATCAGCGGCTCCTCGGCGCAGATCATCACCACGACTGGCGGCATTGGCGTTTCGGCGGGCAATGCCCTGACGGGGACTGAAACCTCGCAGGCCATCGCCGGCGCGATCACGACCAGCTATGCGGTCGACCGCGCCATCCTGCTGGGCGCCCAGGCCCTGGCCAACGTCTACGGGAAGAACAAGTCCTCGGACTACTACTTCTCATGGCTGGAGCGCCAGTACAACTTCCAGCGCAACCTGGAAGTGGCCGGCGACATGATGGGCGGCAAGGCGAAGCTGCGCTTCAACTACGACGAAAGCGGCGTGAAGGTTCCGACCGACCACGGCGTGATCGTTCTGGACACAGCCGTCGCGCTGTAAAGACGAGCCGGGGCAACCCGGCTCTTCACCACCCTCTTAGGAGAATCGAAGATGGCTACCTACAACGCGATGGACCTTCTGACGAAGGCCGTGCCCGGCATCGACCAGGCAATCGCCCTCACCGGCTCGCTCGACAACTCGACGACCGGCAACAACGCGACCACGCTCAGCGGCGACCAGCTGCGACCCGTGAAGATCCCGGCCGGCGTCCGGGTGTCGCTGCTGATCGTCAGCGTGACCACGGCATTCGGTGCCACCGCACCGGCCTCGATCGGCGTCTCGCACACCGACGGCTCGACGGTGCCCGCCAGCGTCTACACGCTGCCCCGCGGCACCCTGGCCGCCGCGACGGTGATCCAGCCGATCACCGATGCCACGCTGGCCACCACCGGCAACAAAGTGGTGGTTCCTGTGAACGGCCCCTTCATCACCGCGAAGGAGTCGTACCTGGAATTCCTGTTCGGCACGGTCGTCACGGGCGCCAAGGGCGTGGCCGACATCACGGTGCTGGGCGAGTTCGTCGGCTCGCGCTGATCGACGCTCGTTGAGCCCAAGGGGGCGCTCACAAGGCGCCCCTTTTTCTCAGCGTGCCGAGGAACACCATGCAGGCCAACATGATCCCCGTCCGGTACATCGGCAACAGCCGCACCTGGACCGATGACCTCTACGGCTCGAACGTGGTCTTCAAGAAGAACCAGGTCAGCCAGACGCCGGACTGGGCCGCCAAGAGCCTGCTGCGCCACACCGAGTTCGCAGACGCGCGTCCGATCGAGCAGCGCGGCAAGCCGATCATCGCCGACAAGCCCGACGTCCTCACCGAGCACGAGCGCGAGATCGACGAGCTGGACAGCCTCGAGCAGCACGCGCAGATCCACACGATGACCAAGGCGCAGCTGGCCGTCTACGCCCAGCGCGCGTTCGGCGTCAAGCTGGACGTCACCGACCTCAAGGTCGACGTCGTCCACACGGTGCGCAACCTGATCCGCGCCCGGGGCAGGGTGAACTGACATGGCCTACACGATGCAGAACATCGTGGACCAGGCCCGCCTGCCGCTCAACGACGCGCGCAAGGCACGGTACAGCGACGCCTACCTGCTGACCTACGCCAACTCGGCGGTCAAGCGCACCTACGAGCTGCGCCCCGACCTGCTGATCGGCACCGGCTGGGCGGCCTTCACCGACCTGACGCTGGTGGGCACCTTCCCCCTGCCAGACCGCTTCGCCCAGACTGTCTCCGACTACGTGGGCGGCCGCGCGGAGCTGAAGGACGAGGATGCTTCCTCGCAAGCCCGCGCGCAACAGCTCATGCAGCTGTTTGCCGCGGAGCTGCTTGCTTGAAAGCCTACACCACCCTGCTCGATGACCTGATGCCGGAATTGCCGGGCGCTGAGACTGCGCTCGTGCTGCACCACATCAAGCGGACCTGCAACGACTTCTACGAGCGCAGTCTGTACTCGCAGGAGGTGCTCGTTCCAATGAGCGTCGTGGCCGGCACGGCGACCTACAACATCGTCTCGGCCGACCCCTCAAACTTCGAGTGCGGCAAGGTGCTCGATGTGAAGCTGGTCGACTCGACCAACTCGATCTCCCCGCTGAAGCTGTCCCCGCGCACGCCGGCGCAGCTGAACACCGAGATGCCTGACTGGGAGAGCCAGACCGGCACGCCGAAGTTCTATACCCAGCGCGCGATCGACCAGATCACCCTGGCCTACGTGCCGGCCGACAGCTACGCATCGAGCCTCTACGTGACGATGGCCAAGCTGCCGCTGTACGCCGGCGGTGGGATCGACGACTTCGTCTACGAGAAGTTCGCCGAGGCGCTGGCCGCCGGTGCCAAGGCACGCCTGATGCGGATGAGCAAGAAGCCGTGGACAGACAAGGTGCAGGCCCGGGAATACATGGCCGAGTTCGATCGGGAGGTGGCAGCCGCCGCCGTCATCGTTGGCAAGGCCTACGGCAGGGGCAAGCTGCGCGCCCGCGCCTACGGGTGATGCCATGGCCATCGACATCCACAAGTTCGGCGGCGTCGCACCAGCGCTGACTCCCTGGAAGCTGCCACTGGGCATGGCCCAGATTGCAGAGAACATCAACCCAGACTCGCGCACGGTCAAGCCGTGGAACGACGTCATCGTCGACGCCACCGGGTTCACTGCCGGCGCCACCACGACCATCTACCGGTTCGGCCGGAGCCTCATATCGGACGTCAGCTACTGGTTCCAGTGGGCCTACGACGTCGACGTGGTCAAGGGTCCGATCATCGCGGACACCGCAGAGCGCACGTTCTGGACGGGGCAGGGCGCTCCGAAGTGGACCAACTCGACCCTGGCCCTGACCAGCGCCCCGTACCCGGCGGCCTACCGCGACCTCGGCGTGACGCGCCCGGTCACGGCGCCCACGATGACGGTCACCGGATCGGCGACCTCGAACGACTACCAGGTGGTGGGCTACGCCTACACCAACGTGACGGCCTACGGCGAAGAGTCGGCGCCTTCGGCGATCTGCACCGGCCAGAAGGTCTACTCGGGCCAGACGGCCAGCTGCAGCGCCTTCGATGCGCTGCCCACCGGCACCGGCTCATGCGTCGCGCGCCGGCTGTACCGCACCGTCACGAGCAGCACCGACACCAACCTGTACTTCGTCAAGGAGTCGGCCGACTCGACCGTCATCGACGACGTCGGGACCAACATCGGCGAGGCCATCCAGACCACCGCATGGGATCCGCCTTCGAGCACGCTGTTCGGCCTTATCGCGATGGCCAACGGGATCCTGATCGGGTTCGACGGCTACGACGTGTGCCCGAGCGCCCAGTACGCCCCCTACGCATGGCCGAGACGGTACAAGCTGTCGACCGACTGGCCGATCGTCGGCGGCTGTTCGCTGGGCACGCAGGCGGTGGTCCTCACCTGGGGCAACCCGTACATGCTGTCCGGCACCTCGCCGGACTCGCTGACCCTGACGAAGCTGGACACGCCCGAGGCCTGCGTCAGCAAGCGCTCGATCGCCAACATCTCCAGCGAGATGCCGTCCATGACCGGGACCAACATCCGCGTCGGCACGGTCTTCTACGCCAGTGCGAACGGGCTGTGCTCGATCGACTCCGGCGGCAACGTGCGCAACGTCACCGAGAAGTACTTCAATCGGGCCGACTGGCAGGCCATGGCGCCGACCTCGATGCAGGGCTTCACCTACAACGGGCGCTACTTCGGCTTCTTCAACACCGGAGCGGTGCAGGGTGGGTTCTGCTACGACCCGCGGGGCGAAGACGCTGCGGTGACGCTCTTCCCGTTCTACGCGACGGGCGGCTTTGCGGACATCGCGACCGGCCATCTGCACCTCCAGGTGGGCACGCAGATCGTTCAGTGGAACGCCGCCGGCACGCCGCTGACGGCGACCTGGCGTTCGGGCGTGATCGAGACGCCGATGCAGACCTACAAGTTCGCTGCCGTCCTGGCGCGGGCCTACGCCGGCGCAGTCACCTTCCAGCTGTATGCCGACGGCAACCTCATCTGGACCGAGGTCGTGCAGAACGCCCGGCCGTTCAAGCTGCCGGGCGACGACAAGGCCTTCCAGTGGGAGATCGTGATCACGACCACCTCTGAGGTCTATGAGGTGGTCCTGGCGCGCAGTGCCGAGGACATGGAACAGGCGGGGAACCAGTGAGTGGACTGCCGAGCCTTCCACCCGGCCTGCCGGCAGGCCTCGAGAAGTTCCTCCGCAAGCTAGGGGAGCAGGTCGAGGTCGCCAACAGCGACCGCGGTTCGCCGCTGAACGCGAAGCCGACGATCCAGGATCTGATCGACATCGGCCTGATCAACGCGAGCACGACCCAGTCGCTGAAGGCGAACGGCAAGAGCTTCACGCTCGACAACGCATCGAGCTGGTTGTCACCGGCCATGCCGGGCTGGTTCTCAGACCTCGAGAACCCGCCGGCCCCCAACGGACTGACGGTTGCCATGAACCAGGCCAACATGGTCCTGGCGTGGAACCTCTGGAACAGCGTCTACTACGGGCAGACGCTGGTGTACCGGGCGGATTCGAACAACCTCTCGGCCGCGGTGCTGATCGGATCGACGACGGGGAACACCTACGTCGACAACCTGCCGCCGGCTGGCCAGGCCTACTTCTACTGGATCCGCACCCAGAGCAAGAGCCTGAACACCTCGGACTACAACCTGGTGTCTGGCACGACGGTGGGGAACGTCGCCGGCGCGCCGTCAGTGACGAGTGTGTTCGACAGCACCGACGTCGTGCTGAGCTGGCCGACCCCGACCTCAGCCCTGCAGATCAAGTACTACATCATCCGGTACGGCGCCTCGTTCGCTGCTGGCCTGGATGTCGGCACCTCGAACACGAACACGCTGCGCCTGACCTGCGCCTTCGGCGGCACGCGGCTGTTCTGGGTGGCCGCGGTCGACATCAATGGGCAGCTCGGGCTGGCCGGCTCGTGCTCAGTCACGGTGGTGCCACCGAACGCACCAACGGCCACACAGACGATTCAAAACGACTCCCTGGTGCTGTCCTACTCGGCGGCGTCGATGTCCCTGCCAATCGACTCCTATGAGGTCCGGTACGGCGCCTCGTTCGCCGCGGGCACCACGGTCGGCAAGGGCGTCGGCACTCGCTTCGAGACAGCCGTCAACTGGACTGGCAACCGAACCTTCTGGGTGGCGGCCTACGACACCGCTGGCAACCAGAGCACCGCCACGCAGGTCATCTTCGCGCCGACCCTGCCATCTGCCGTCGCCCTGACCACGCAGGTCGTCGACAACAACGTCCTGCTGTCCTGGACCGCATCCACTGGCTCGCTGTCGGTGGTGTCCTACCTGGTCGATCGGGGCGGTGTGTCTATCGGGACGATTGCCGGGCGCTTCACGGTGGTCTTCGAGACCGCGGCCGGCACCTACACCTACGGCATCACACCGATCGACAGCGCGGGCAATACCGGCACGCGCGCGACGACCAGCGCGACCGTGGCGCAGCCGCCCGACTACCAGCTGCAGTCGAACGCGAACTCTGGCTTCTCTGGTGCCGCCTCTGTCGTGACGATCAGCAACGCGACGCCTGGCGTGGTGACGTGGTTGCAGCAGCCGTTCATGGCCGACACGCCGGTGACCTTCACGACCACCGGCGCGCTGCCGTCTCCGCTGGTGGCGGGAACCACCTACTACGTCAATAGCCCGGGCACCGACACGTTCCAGCTGGCTGCCACCGTGGGCGGCGCCGCGATCAATACGACGACGGCCGGCAGCGGGGTCCACACCGCGTCATCGCGTGGGTTCGACGTCGCCATCGATCCTGCCTCCGGAGGCCTGCTCTGCAACGTCGACACCAACGAGACCTGGGCGACGCACTTCACCTCGCGCGGGTGGACCACCATCGACCAGCAGATCGCCGCTGGATACCCCCTGTACACGATCGGCAAGACGACCGGTCGCTATGCCGAGATCGTCGACTACGGGGCAACCATCTCGGCTGCCAAGGTCACGATGACGCCGACGCTCTACTCGTCGAACGGCACCGTGACCATCACCCCGACGGTCTCGACGAGCCCGAACTCGACGGTCTGGACCGACTTCGTGGGCGTGTATTCGGCCTACTCGACGGCCTACCGCTACGTCAAGTACATCCTGAACATGACGGCCACGCACGACGGCAGTGGCCTGGCCACGGACACCGCGAGCCTGATCGTGATCCAGCCCCTGAACTACCGGCTGGACGTCAAGCAGCGGACCTTCCAAGGGATGGTCTCTGCGCTGTCCACCGATGCCGGTGGCACGTCCGTTGACATCACCGGCCAGTTCATCGACGTGGCATCGATCACCGTCTCTGCGCTGGGGACCACGGCCCTCTTCGTGGTCTACGACTTCGTGGACACGGCCAACCCGACCGCCTTTAAGGTGCTCGTCTTCAATTCGTCCGGCACGCGCGTGAGTGCGACCGTGAGCTACACCCTTCGAGGAGTCTGAGATGGCTGACTTTGCCACCCTGTCGAGCGCGACCAACTACCTGACCCTGCTGGCCTCGATCAGCGACCGGGACAAGGATCTCGCATTCGCGCTCGACCCCGCCAGCACGACCGTCACCACGCCACCGACCAACGCGGTGCGCTACAACAGCGCGAACAAGCGGTGGGAGAAGTACAACGGCAGCTCGTGGGCCGAGCTGATCGTTGCCGCCACCGACGCCTTCGCCATGACGGTGACCGGCCTGCGCACCGGTACGCTGTACGGCACCACGACGAACTCGGGCACGATCTCTGGCGGCACGGTGAACGTCACTACGCTGCAGGCCGGCGGGTCGAACGCATGGACCGCGGCGAGCCTGGTCAACGTCAGCCAGCTGACCAACGACTCGGGCTACCTGACCTCCGCATCGCTGGGCGCGTACCTGACCACCGCGGCTGCCGCGACGACCTACGCTGCCCTGGCCGGCGCCACCTTCACCGGCAACGTCGGCATCGGTGTCGCGCCCTCGTACCGGCTGGACATCCAGGGGGCGTCGACCGCCTTCGCAGCGCTGCGCGCCACCATCGGGAACATGGCCGGGATCGCGCTGGCAGGCAATGCCAACACCCCGTTCTCTGGCTCGTTCGACCTGGAGCAGGATGCCACCGCGGCCTACGTCTGGAACCGTGCAAATACCGCACTGCTCTTCGCCACCAACAACGCGCAGCGCATGCAGGTCGACAGCAGCGGCAACTTGTGCCTCGGCACGACATCGTCCACTGGGGCCAGATTCTCTGTTGACGATGGAGGCGGGTCACTCATTGCCAACCTGAACAGCACCCACGCAAACGGCGGCTACATCCGGGTCCAAAAATCCGGCACTTCGATCGGCGATATTGGAGCGGGCGCCCAGGTGGTTTCCGGTGGTGGCGCCAGCGACTTCGGCATCAATACCCGCGGCGTGAACAACCTGATCTTGGGCACGAACTCCGTTGAGCGGATGCGGGTCGATGGAAGCGGGAACGTTGGAATCGCCACCACAACTGCCATTGGCAGCGTGAAGCTGAACGTGGCTGGCGGCATCAACTCGACCGGCCTGAACGCCAGTGGGACTGGTGGATTCTTCAACTCTTCCAACAAGTTCGGCGTCGACAACAATGCCGGCCAGACGCGCCTGTACTCAAGCGGACCCAACTCGGCGACGCGGGGTTCGTACGACTTCCGCATCACCGACTCTGTCGGGTCGCTGGACGCCTCCGCGATGGTGATCGATGCCAGCGGCAACGTCGGCATCGGCACAACTGGCGGCACCAGCAGGCTCGACATCGACAGCGCGGCAGCCGTGCTTGTGACGAAGTTGAACAGCACAGCAGCGAACGGACCGTACGCTCGCTTTGACAAGTCCAGTGTTCCGGTCGGCGACATCGGGACCGGCGCCAACCTGGTCTCCGGCGGTGGCGCCAGTGACTTCGGCATCAACGTGCGCGGCACGAACAACCTGCTGTTCGGCGCCAACTCCGTCGAGCGCATGCGTATCACCGGCGCCGGCAAGGTCGGCATCGGCATGACTCCGACGACCTATGCGCTCGAGGTCAGCGGTGATGTGCAGGCCACCAACTTCCGCGGCGCCGTTGTCGGCAACGTGACAGGCAACGTGACAGGCTCGAGCGGCAGCTGCACGGGTAACGCGGCCACCGCCAGCGCGGTGACCTGGGCCAACGTCAGCAGCAAGCCGATCAACTCGATCACCACGACGACTTCGACCTCGACGCCCACTGGTGGCGTGTCGGGCGACATCGTCTTCCAGTACTAAGCCATGGCTGCCAACTACTGGATGAACGACGCGGGCACCTGGCGCAAGGCCGTCCAGGTGTACCTCAACGACTCAGGAACCTGGCGCAAGGCGAAGGCGATCTGGTTCAACGATGGCGGCACCTGGCGCAAGGTCTTCAGCGGCTTCACCGCCAACGCCTTCTCGGTGTTCAATGCGCTGGCTCAGACCTCCGATGGCCTGGGCAGCAAGCAAGCGACATGCAGCTTCAATTCCGACGGCACATTCTCGGTGGCCTGCACGACCATCGGACTGACGTTCAACGACAACTGGGGCCTGCCAACGACCACCGGGATTGGCTCATCATGGTCCATCAAGGTGACAGTCACGTCGGGCGCGTTCAGCTTGTCTGGCACCACCGGCTCATGGGTCAGCCTGGCGAGCGCATGGACCGCGTTCAAGAGTGGCACCACCGCCTCCAGCTCGGTGACGTTCACCGTCGAGTTCTCACCTGATGGCGGTGCAACGACAGCATTGACCGTGACCGGGTGCAGCCTTGCCTACAACTCTTCACCGGCCTAAGCCAGGGGCACACATGACCTTGACCATCCTGGGCGGCGCCCTCAAGCCGAAGGTCCACGACGGCGTGCCGATCGACCAGATCTACGGCATCGATGCGCTCGGCAACTACGTCGGACTGGTGCCGGCGGCGATGGCTGCATCCGCGGCCTGTTGCCCGCCGCCGAAGTCTGGCGAGTGGCGCTGGGATGGTGCGGCATGGCAGCCGTACCTGAACATCGAGGCCCAGATCCTGGCCATCGAGGCGGAACGCGATGCGAAGCTGAATGCCGGCGTGCAGTGGAATGGGTTCGGTTGGTACACGGACGACCTCTTCCAGCAGCAGCTGGCGGCCTACCTGCAGTCCTTCTCCGAGGGGATCCTTCCCGTCGGATCCACCGTGATGATCCGGCGCGACGATGGCGTCGTGGTGCCGCTCACGCGGGACGACCTGCGCGCGCTGGCCGGCTCCGTCCTGGCCTACGTCCAGGGAGTCTGGCAGTGGAGCTGGAACCGGAAGGCGCAAGTCAGGGCCCAACCGTCCCCCCCGGGACCATAGCGGGTGAGAGTGCCCGCATGGACGAACTCACGCTCAAGCTGCCGCGCGCACACGTCGAACTGTTGATGGCCCTGCTGACGCAGACGCCGCTGCCGTTCACCCAGTCTGCGCCGGTGATCGAAGCCATCGGCAAGCAGGTCCAGGCGCAGGCCCCGCAGGAGTCCTGACGTGCAGGAAGCCGCCTCGCGCCGCGAGCTGATGGCGATGTGGCGGCACCTGATCGAACCGGTGCTGCTCGACGGCATCCAGCCGATCCAGTGGGACGAGGCGCTGCAGCTCAATGCGCGCGTGACGTCGCAGCGAGAGTCGGTCCTGATGACGGTCGACGGTGATCTGGGCGACTCGCGCGTGAGGACTGTGGTGGTGGCGGCCGGCGACATGCATGACGTGTGCGACCTGGTGGCTGAGATGGAAGACGACGCTCGTGCGTGCGGCTGCAAGAAGGTCTTGTATGTCGGCCGCCAGGGCTGGCACCGGGTGATGCCCGGCTACAAGGTTGCCGCCGTGATTGGCGCGAAGGAGCTGTGACATGGGCGGCATTGTTAGCGGGATCCTCAACGCAGTCGGGCTGATCCCCGACGCGCCCGACATGACGCCTGTGGCCAACGCCACGGCGCAGGCATCCGATCTGGCCGCCAAGACGGCGCAGCAGCAGCTCGACTTCGCCAAGCAGCAGTACGCCGACCAGAAGCCGCTGGTGGACGCCGCCGGCAAGGCTGCGCTGGCGTCGAACGCGCAGGACCAGGCCATCGCCAAGCAGGCCGCCGAGCGCTCGCAGACCGCCTGGACGCAGAACCAGAACGCGACGCAGGGTGCCGTCGGGCAGATGGGCCTCAACGCCCTCGGCGCCCAGTACCTCAACCCTGAGCAGACGTCCCAGCTACAGGCCGCGCAGGCCGTCCTGGCCAACCCAGCCGCCACGCCCGAGCAGCGCACCGCGGCGCAGTCGCAGCTGGCCGCCCTGCAGAAGGCGGCCGAGACCGCCGGCATCGGCCTGGAGCAGGCCAAGGGCACGAACCTGGTGAACACTGCGCAGGGGCAGGCCGATCAGGTCAACTCAGCCTTCGGTACGAACGCCACCGCCACCAAGCAGGGCGGCACCGACTATGCCTCCGGCCTGGCAGACATCGGCTCGAAGTTCGGCACCCAGGCGATCGGCATCGGCGAGCAGGATGCGCAGGCCGCGCTCGACAACGCAGACACGATCGGCGGCCAGCTGCAGTCGATCGCCAAGCAGCGTGCCGCCGACTTCGAGAAGAACGCCGGCACGCAAGCGAACGCAGACATCGCGAACTCGGCAGACCAGGCGAACCGGCAGCTGTTGCGCCTGGGTGGCGACCCGAACAAGATGGCCGCCATGGGCGCCGACATCGCGAACTCGCAGCAGCTCGCGCGGATCGGCTCCGGCAATCAGGTCGCCAGCATCAACATCGCGAACCTGAACGCAGCCGACGACAAGGCGCTGGGCCTCAAGTCCTCGGCGCTGGATGCGGCGCGCGCGTCCCGCACCCAGGCGAAGGAGACGGCGCTCGGGATGAACCTGAACGCGGCGCAGGGCGGCCTGTCCGCGGTGACCAGCGCCAACCAGTCGGCCGCCGACAAGACGCTGCAGGGCAATACCACCGGCCAGAGCCTGACATTCAACGCGCAGAACCAGGCCAACTCGCTCAACAACAACGCCAAGGACAAGGTCGATGCTGGCCTGAACTCGCTGCAGCAGGGTGCCGCGAACTACGGCGCCGGCTTCGCGAACACCTCTGGGCAGAACGCGCAGAACGCTGTCGTGGCCGGCACGGCTGGCGTCAACGGCCTGGCGACGGCGGTGAACAGCGGCAACCAGACCACCAGCACCACGCTGGGCGGCATGAACGGCGGCATGACTGCGGCGCAGATCCAGAACACCGGCGCGCTGGGGCTGGCGAACGCGAACACCAACCAGTACAACGCCGAGGCGAACGCCATCAACGGCGCCGTCAAGAACATCGCCGGGATGATTGGCACCAACCCGACCACCGGGATCGTCAGCGACAAGAAGGCAAAGAAGAACCGCAAGCCGGTGGATGACGACGCCGCGCTGGAGGGCCTGGAGGCTGTTGCCCCCGAGAGCTGGTCCTACAAGAAGGGCGTGGCAGATGGCGGCAAGCATGTCGGCCCGATGGCCCAGGACATGAACGAAGAGTTCGGCGAGCAGGTCGCACCCGGCGGCAAGCAGATCGACGTCATCTCGAACCTCGGCCTGCACCACGCTGCCATTCGCGCGCTGGCCAAGAAGGTCGGCCACCTGGAGCGGAGACGCGCATGACCATCCTCGGCATCTACGACACACTCCGTTCTCGCGGCGCGCTGCAGGACGTCGAGTCCGCTCAGCCCACCAGCGGCCAGGTCTCCAACGACCCCTCCGCGTTCGGGCCCGGCCTCGACGGTGTGGCGCCGCCGGACCCCGGTTCGCGCCAGACCACGCAGTTCCTGGGCAAGAACTACGACTCCGGCCTGAGCGACACGCAGGTCGACCAGGCCCGTTCGAAGGCGCGCGTGTCGACCATGCGCCAGTACAGCCTGAACGACGAGGCCAATGCGCAGGAGAAGGCAGATGCCGACGTCGGCCTGCAGCAGGCGCACTCGAAGTACTTCAATGCCGAGGGCGCCGCGAAGGAGCTGGCGACCAAGACCGCCGCGGCCGATCGCGCTCGCATCGAGACGGCCCGCAGGATCAATGAGGCTGCCGGCGCCAGGATTGCCGACCTGAAGGACGAGGCCGGCAACTCGCGTCCGGCCACGCACGATGAGCTGATCGGCGTCGCCAAGGATCGCCTGACGCACCTCACGTCGATGGGCCTGACCGAGGACGCCGACAAGGCGCAGACTGAGTTTGCGTCCCTGGTCGGGCAGAAGGTGACCATGGAGACGGCCGAGCGCAACCGCGCCGCCGCGCCGGCCCTGGCCGCTCTGCAGCTGGGTGAGTTCCAGCCGGCCCTGGACTGGGCCAAGAAGTTCGTTCCTGGCGGCGCGCCGATCACCAACATCCAGGCTGGCAGCAAGCCCGGCACGGTGAAGGTGACCGTTGGCGCCGGCGGCAAGACGCATACCCAGGAAATGACGACCGCCAACGTCGCCGCGGAGATCCAGAAGTTCGTGACCATGGCGGCCTCTTCGGACCCGAAGGCGGCCACCGAGTTCCTGACCGGAGAAGCGCTGAAGCATGCGCAGACCGAGGCCCAACTTGCGTCCGCCGCCCACTCGCGCGCCGGCGCTGCCAAGGAGGGTGCGCAGACTGCCGACATCAAGGAGTCGACCTCCAAGAAGAAGCAGATCGACGATGCACTGACCGCTGCGTCTCCCGCCTACGACAAGCCGGAAGCGGAGCGCACTGCCGCAGACAAGCTGGCCATCACCAAGTACGAGCGTCTGCAGTCCCTGGAGAAGCTGCGCGGTGGTGGCGGTGGGGCCGCCAAGAGCCCTGCGCGCGCCCCGTTCAACGCCAAGATCCGCGGACGCGACGTCACGGTGCGAACCGACGAGAGCGGCAACATGTTCTACCTGGACACGGCAACCGACGCCAAGGGCAATCCGATCCCGGGCGGCGCCCCGGTTGAGCGGCCAATCAGCAAAGCCGATCTGGCCGCCGGCAACCCGGCACCAGTGGCGCGCCCTCAGAACAAGGGCGACTACGACAAGCTGCCCTCAGGCACCCAGTACATCGCACCCAACGGCCAGACCCTGGTCAAGAAGTAGGAGCCCGCCTTGGCTGAAGAGAACTGGTGGTCGAAGGACTCCCCGGCGCCGGCTCCTGCCGCCCGGCCAGCGCCGGATGACCAATGGTGGTCCCAGGATAGCCCGGCTGGCCCTACGCCGGCCGGTCAGCAAGCACAGGTCCGTGCCCAGACTGACGCCGACTTCTCGGGCCCCGAGCCAGGCATGGCCAGCCAGGCTGCCAAGGGCACGTTCGACTCTGTCGGTATGGGCGAGGGCGGCACCATCCGCACGGCCGGCGACATCGCTGGCGCCACGCCGGAAGGCTTCCTGGCCACCATGGGAAACCTCGGCGGCAAGCTGGTCAAGGGCATCTCCGACGCTGCTGCCAAGGTGCCTGCGGTCAACATTGGCTTGCTGGGAGCGAAGGTTGGTGGCCTGGTCAGCAACAGTGTCGCGCACAAGTTCGCCGATGAGACGACGGCGGCGGCGGGATACGCCACCCAGGAGGGCCGCGATCGGGTCGCTACCGCGCTGGCTGACCCGACTGCCCATCCGATCGAAGCCGCGCGCTACGGCGCATCGCAGGCCGTCAGCGACTACGGCAAGAAGCAGCAGGAGTTCTACGCCGGCGAGCTGCACAAGGACGCTCCTGCGATGGAGCGCCAGAACAAGGAAGTCCAGGACGCCGAAGGCTTCTGGAACACGGTCGCCACCTCGCTCGCCAACCCGCTGTCGCTCACCAGCACCGTGGCCCAGTCGTTCCCCGACATGGCCGCTGGCATGGGCATCAGCCGGGCTGCCATGCTCGGCAAGCAGATCCTATCAACCCCGGTTGGTAAACAGGCGCTGGCCGCCGGCGAAGAGGCATTCCAGAAGACGATCCTCGATGCTGCCGGGAACCCCGCCACCTTCGCGGACGCCAGCAAGTTGGCAGCCGCCGCGCGCCAGCAGGCCATCAAGGACACGCTCAAGGCCAACCAGGGTGCGCTCGAGGGCATCGCTGGCGGCGCCGGCCTGATCGCAGAGTCGGTGCAGTCTGGCGGCAACACGCGCCAGGCTGTGCAGGACTTCGTCAGCCAGCGGCCCGACATGGAGCTGCAGCGGGACAACGCGACATACCGCGACCTGCGCATCCACCACAGCGAGGAAGAGGCCAAGGCCATGCTGGGCGATCAGCTCGGCAACCAGGCCGCCGGCTCATCGGCCCTGTGGACTGGCGCCATGGGCAAGGTGTCCGGCGCTGCTGACGCCTGGGGCCACACGATCGGCGGCGGCAAGGTCACCGGCAAGCAGGCCCTGACCGGCACCCTCAAGGAGGGCGGCCAGGAGATGCTGCAGAACCCTGGCGAGGACTTCGCCAAGTACGAGGCACAGGTCCAGGCCGACCCGACGCAGAAGTTCGACCTCGGCGGCTCGATGGCGCAGGGCCTGATGGGCGGCGTGGCGCAGGGCGGCGGCATGCACGGCACTGGCTACGTGGCCAGCCGCTCCCGCACCGACCCCACAGAGCCTGCCGTGCTGCTTGCCGGCCGCCCTGTCACGGGCTACACCGATGCGCAACTGAAGCAGTACTCCGAGTCCGGCGTGCTCACCGCGCCGGTGAAGGAGAAGGTCGACGCTGAGATCGCGCGCCGCGCGCAGCCAGGGGCTGCCCCGGCGCAAGGAGACGCACTTGACACCGCGGTCGACAAGTACGCAGCCGGGCTTCCCGGAGAGGGTAAGCCGGGCCCTGCAGATGCAGGGGGTGCCGGAGCTGGAGTCGCAGGCGCTGGCCAGGCTGGTGGCCTCGACCCCGCCCGGGTCGCCCGTGACCGTGCCACCCTACCTGCACAGGGCGATGGACTGCCTGGGCAGGCTGGTGCGCCTGCAGTAGGCAGCATCATCCCGAAGCCTGCAACCACGCAAGGAACACTCGATGCCATCGAAGAGCAAGCGGCTGAAGCGCGCCGCCAAGCAGCGGCTGATGTTGAGTCTCGCCAGGAAACAGATCGCAAGGCAGCGCTGCGTGGAGGCGACCCAGCCCAGCCCAACCCTCTCGACAACCTCGCCAACGCTGATGCCGCCCAACGATCTGCCGGTGTGCGACTGGTCGTGGCAGACCATGGCGGCAGCGCCACTTCGGGAGTGTCCCACCTGGAGTCTGCGAGAACGCGAAACGACGCCAGCCTGGTCAGTGGCCGCGCCTCTCTAGCCAAGCTGGGCGGCAGCGTCCCAGACCTGCAGCCGATCCAGGACCGTGGCCTGTTCCGCCGGGCCAGCGCAGTGGCAGACGCGATCGAGTCCGTGACGGGGTCAAGGCCGGTGCTGTACCACGACACGCGCTCCGGTGCAGCCGACGGCTTCGAGCACAACGGCGTGGCCTACGTGAACGCCGGCAACCTGGAGCAGAGCCTCCAGCACACGGTCTTCCACGAGACCTTCCACGTCGCCGAGCGCCGCGCGCGGCAGGGCGATGCGTCGGCCCAGCAGTTCGTCAAGACCGCCGAGTCGATCTTCGACATGATCTCGCAGGAGGGCCGGAAGGCCTACGCGGAGAAGTACCTCTTCAAGCACCAGCTCGAGAACGGCGCCATGACCGCCGAAGAAGCGCTGGCTCACCCGAAGCTGAAGAGCGAGATGATCGCCGACTTCTTCGGCCAACGTGGCAACGACGCCAAGTTCATCCGCCACCTGGCGCAGCGCTCGCCGGAGCACTTCGGTGGCTTCGCCCGCCGGTGGATCGACTCGCTGACCAACATGATCCAGCAGCTGCGTGGCTCGCGCGGCAGCTACGGTGCGAAGGACATCGACCAGTACATCCAGAAGCTGAGCCACGCCAAGGCGGTGGCTGCCAGTGCGCTGATCCAATGGCGGCGCGACAACCCGCGCTTCGCCTCCAACCTGCCGGCCCCGGGCGAGACGCATCGCCCCGCCAACGCGCGCCAGGCCCGCCTGGACGACCTGCTGTCGGACGACACGCACGCCGCGGTGACGGGCTACAAGCAGAGCGCCAAGCAGACCTACGACGTCCTCGAGCCCGGCGCCCGCACGCGCGCCGAGGCGCAGCTCGCCCCGCAGCTCAAGCTGGCCGAGGAGGCAAAGCCCGAGTTCGACCGCCGCCTGATCAACATCGCGAACCAGCTGGGCGGCGAGGCGCAGACCCCGCCGGTGAAGGGCATGCAGCGCGCCGCGGTGCGCCTGGTCGTGGACCACAAGGGCGACAATCTGAAAACTACCGACCTGCTGCGCGGATCGGTGGTGGTGCCGTCCCTGAGCGACATCCCGGCTGCCATGCGCGCGGTCGGCGCCAACTTCCCCGTGGTCCGCACGAAGGACCGCTTCACGACGCCCACGAACGACGGCTACCGCGACGTGCTGATGAACGTCCGCATGCCCAATGGCCTGGTCGCCGAGGTGCAGATCCACACGCCCGAGACTGCGGCCGCGCGCCAGGCCGGGCACGGTATCTACGAGGATGCCCGCGCGCACCGCGCCGCCGGCAACGAGGCGGCTGCCGCGCCGCTGGACGACCTGACCCGGCAACTGCATGGGCAGGCCTACCAGAAGGCGCTGGGTGGCGCCGCGCCGGCGTTCAGCACGAAGCAGTACCCAATGGCCCCGGCTGGAACACGGTACGAAGAGCACGCCAAGGCGCCGACCATGATGAGCCCTGACGAGTTCTTGAGTCAGGTGCGGCCGCTTGACATTGACGAGGCGTCTCGAGACAACATCGATGACCTCAAGCGGCACATCGAGAGTGGAGGGAAGCTGGATCCGCTGCACATCCGCAAGGATGGCAAGGAGGACGGCCGGCACCGTGCTGTGGCCTCGCGTGAGCTTGGCATCAAGCTGGTGCCTGTGATTGATGAGCGCGAAGCTACCAGCTTCAGCGACAAGCAGGATCCCGGCACCGAAGACGGCGCACCACAGCCCGCCTGGGAGGCGCCGAAGCACAGCCGTGCCGGCGAGGTGACCGACAACGCCCGCTACCAGAGCGGCGCGCGCAAGGGGCAGTACATCGGTGCGCCGGCCAAGTACAACACGCCGGCCAAGATCCCGACGCTGCGCCGCGCCTTCCTGAACCTGGCGCGCGAGGGCGAGGCCGGGCGCTTCTGGTACGAGAACAGCGGTCACGCGGTCCTGCAGATGACCTTCAACGACCGGGCCGAGGCGCGCCGGTTCATCGCCCTGCTGGCCATCTACTCGCCCCAAGCGAAGGTCGATGCCAACACCACGATGGCACTGCGCGCGTGGGCCCAGTACAAGGCTGGCGTTCCAATCGACACGAAGACTGCTGACCTCGACGCCAAGGCCGACGCGATCCTCTACAAGGGTCAGCAGTGGGAGGGCGAGAAGACCAACAACTTCTTCCGCAACCTGTTGCGCCAGGTCGACGAGCAGTCTGGCTCGAAGGACCAGCAGGGCGTCACGGTCGACATGTGGATGATGCGCGCCGCCGGCTACGACAAGGATTCCCCTACCGACGCCAACTACCTCTTCGTCGAGAACGAAACCAATCGGCTGGCCAAGGAGCTTGGCTGGGAGCCGCAGCAGGTCCAGGCCGCGATCTGGGTGGCGATGAAGGCGCGCCTGGAGAACGCTGAAGTCAAGGCCGCCACAGAGAAGGAGTCGACTCGCAAGGGCTACATGCACTACGAGGACAAGGTCGACCCCGAGACCGGCAAGACCAAACAGGTGCGCGTGGTCGACGATGAGGTCAAGCATCGCCGCGTCTGGCTCAAGCATGCGATGGCGCTTGCCGTCAGCGAGGGCGACACGCAGCGCGCCAAGTTCGACTTCAGCGACGGCCTGCGCCGGCACCTGGGCCAGATCAGCTGGGAGGCGAAGCCTGGCCGCCCGACTGGCATCCTGCCCGGCATCCACACTGCCAGCTACCAGCAGCAGGCCGAGTTCCAGAAAGCGGCTGCAGAGGCCATGACGGGGCCGCATGGGGAGGATCTGCTGGCTCAGAAGCTGGGCTTGCTCCGCGACGGCCAGGTGGCTGCTCCGGGCGTGTGGCAGTCCGACGTCGGCGCCGGCATGCAGTACATGGTCCCGATGATCCCGTTGAAGGGCGCCAAGCAGGGCCAGTTCGGCGTCGCGCCGGAAGTGGCCAAGAACCTGAACGTCTACGCCGCAACGCTTGGCCTGCTGTTCCGCCAGGATGGCGTTGGCTGGCACCGCCCGTTCTTCACCGCCACCGGCCCGAAGGCCAACGCAGTCGACGTCAGGATCGGCCGCCCGCTGACGCCCGAGGAGGCAAGCTCTCTCTGGACCGAGGTCGACAAGGAGCTGCGCGCCGCCGGCCTGCCGGACTGGGAAAAGAATGCCGCTCTGGTGTCAAGCCCCCAAGGCATGCGCCTGATCCAGTTCGGAATCATGGACAATGTCGCCTTCTACAAGGCGATGACGAAGGCGGTCGACCGGGCGTTCCCGGGAGACATCGACGTCAAGCTGGGCAAGTTTGCCAGCGTTGGCGACATGCCTACGAACGACTGGAAGGTTCACCAAAATGGCGAAGATTACGCATCTCGGATTGCTGAAGCCGGGCGATCCGATGTTCTCGGGTTCGCCCGAGATGTTCTCGCGCCGCGCGTTCAAGCCCTCTTCGAAGACTTCAGCCAGCGATACGGCTGGGGCGACCCCGGCCAGCTCAGCTTCTCCGGCAAGCAGCGAGACGCCGGAGACGGAAGCGGACGGGATCAGGGCGGAAGCCTTGCGCCGCTCCCAGGTGCGCCAGCTGTTCAAGGCGCCGCCGGACCAGACCCCCGACTCACAGGGGTAGCGCACGCCTACGCGGCTGAGCGCGGCATCCAGCTGCGCCGCCAGGCCGAGTACGTCCAGGTCGACCCAGAGCGCGCCGCGCGCATCGCGGCCGCCTACGACGCGATGCCGCACGCGCCGAACGACCCGCGCGTCAAGGCAGCCTACGCCGACCTGATCCAGCAGACCACGGACCAGTTCCACGCCCTGGAGAAGGCCGGCTACAAGTTCACCTTCTTCGACGGCGCGACAGACCCCTACAAGGGCAACCCCTGGAACGCGATGCGAGACCTGCGCGCCAACAAGCGCATGGCGGTCTACGGCACCTATGACGGCTACGGCACCGAGGGCGTCACCAAGGGGATGATCGAGGACAACCCCATGCTGGCCGACACCGGCATGCGCTGGCCCGACCAGAAGGGTGTGATGCATCCGGTCCTGGCCAACGACCTGTTCCGCGCCGTGCATGACGCCTTCGGCCACGGTCTGGAGGGCGCCGGCTTCCGCGCGCAGGGTGAGGAGAACGCCTGGCAGGCGCACGCTCGCATGTTCACTGGCGACGCCGTCGGCGCGATCACCAGCGAGACCCGCGGTCAGAACAGCTGGCTGAACTACGGCCCCTATGGCGAGAAGAACCGCACCGCCAAGGTCAAGGACACCGTCTTCGCCGACCAGAAGACCGGGCTGATGCCGGAGTGGACCTGGACCGAGGGGAGCGTCGGCGACGAGGGCGGAATCAACGAGTCCCGCAAGCAGCCACCGGTTCCCAACGGCCACCTCCAGACCGATCTGCCCGAGGAGGGCAAGATCCAGGCTGGCCGCCGCGTCGTGCAGGACCAGCATCTCCGCATGCGCCAGCTGCGCGAGTGGGCGACCGAGAACGGCGCCCGCCTGACGCCAGCCTCCGACGCCTACGCCACCGAGGAGCGCATGCACGGCCGCATGGCCAGCAAGATCGAGGACTTCCGCGAGAAGACCATCAAGCCGCTGGTCGAGAAGACGCAGGCCGCCGGCTTCACCATGGACCAGGTGGCCGAGGTTCTGCACGCCGAGCACGCCCGCGAGCGCAACGAGCAGGTCGCCAAGATTAACCCGAAGATGCCAGACGCCGGCAGCGGCATGGCCACCGCCGACGCACGCGCCATCCTGGCCCGCACCACGCCCGAGCTGCGGCAGCTGGCACGCCAGTGGCAGGCCATCACGATCGCCTCGCGCGACGTGCTGCTGAAGGCAGGGATCATCAGCCAGGACATGGCCGACCGCTGGGACGCGACCTACAAGCACTACGTGCCCCTGAAGGGCGGCGACGAAGAGAGCGCGGCGCGCACCGGCACCGGGCAGGGCCTGAGCGTGAACGGCAAGCAGAAGCGCGCCATGGGCCACAACGCCCGCGAAGAGCACATCGTCGAGAACATCCTGCAGGACTACGAGCGCTCGGTCATGCTGGCCGAGAAGAACCGCGTCGGGCAGTCGATGATGCTGTGGCTGACCGAGATGAACGACCCGCGGGTGGGCACCGTCTCGCAGCCGGTCAAGCGTGCCACCCTGATGCCGACCGCGAGCTACGACGTGCGCGGCGTGGGCCTGAGTGTGGCCACCTTCGACACCCGAGCCGAGGCCGACAAGTTCATCCGACAGCAGATCGCCGCCAACTCGCCGGGCGCCAAGCGCCTGAACGTCGTCAAGACGCTGGGCGACCCGACGGTGCAGTACCGCTCGCGCCCGCAGCTCGAAGAGAACGAGGCGATGGTCTACGTCAAGGGGCACGCCATCCGCATGCAGCTCGTCGACCCGCTGCTGGCCCAGAGCTACAAGAAGCTGAACGCCGACGGCATGAACCGTCTGATCGCCATCAGCAGGGCATTCCAGACCTACCTGTCGCGCGCCTACACCGGCTACAACCCGGCCTTCATCGTGCGCAACATGATCCGCGACTTCGGCAGCGGCACGATCAAGCTGACCGGAAACTTCGGCGCCGGCACGACGGCCAAGATCATCGGGAAGTACCCAGGCGCCCTGGCCAGCATGCTTCGCTACAGCATGACCGGCAAGAGCACGCCGGCGATCGACGGCTACCGGGCCAACGGCGGCAGCACGGGCGCCGCCTGGCTGAGCGACATGGAGCGGATCGGGCTGAACATCCAGCACGACTTCGAGCGCTACCAGGGCGTGATGGCCCAGGTGAAGCAGGGCAAGCCCGGCGCGGCCGCGCGCGTCGCCGCTCGCAAGGTGGTCGGCAGCCTGGTGGGCTGGATCGAGCACCTGAACGCCGCGACCGAAAACGCCATGCGGTTGGCCACCTACCAGGAGATCCTGAAGGAGACCGGCTCGCCCGAGCAGGCCGCCAGCGCTGCCAAGAACAGCACCGTCAACTTCAACCGCAAGGGCGAGAAGACCTCGACGCTGGCTGCCCTGTACCTGTTCTTCAACCCGAGCGTGCAGGACACCGCCAGCGTGGTCGAGACGATGACCCGCGGCGCGCACAAGGAGCAGGCGTGGGCCCTGTGCGCCGCCATGACAACCCTGGCCTTCACCGCGGCCGCGCTGCAGTTCGGCGGCGACGATGACGCCTACGAGGAGTGGAAGAAGCTCAGCGACTACACCCGCGACAAGAACCTGGTGATCCGGATCGGCAAGGGCAAGTACGTCACCATCCCAGTGCCGTTCGGGTTCGGCTTCTTCCACACGCTGGGCAACAGCCTCTTCATGATGAGCAAGGGCGAGAGCGCCAACTCGCTGTCGGTCGGCGTGGCCGCCAACATCCTGGACCACTTCAGCCCGGTCGGCAACCCGATCAACGGCGCCAAAACATGGGGCACGATCAACGGCAAAGGCCTGGTGGAACTCACCCCCGGGCTGGTCGGCGGCGACCTGTTCCGCGACCTGTTCCGCTGGGCCATCGCCAACCGCACCTCGCTGGGCGGCGACATCGTTCCGGACTCGAAGTTCGACGAGGGCCGCCCCAACTTCCTGCGCGAGAACCGCAGCACGAAGGGCACCGCCTTCGACGCCGTGTCGCGCGGCCTGAGCGACGCCACCGGTGGCACGCCGACGCAGGGCGGCAAGGTCGACATCAGCCCCGAGACGCTGAAGTTCTGGTTCGGCGCGATCTCTGGCGGCACGGGCACGTTCATCTCCGACGCCTTCGCCCTGGCCGGACTGGGTGTGCGCGCAGCGGTGGCGCCGGCCGGCGAGGACATCTCGTCGCTCAAGCCCGAGATGCACGAGATACCCATCGCGAAGGACTACGTCCGCGAGTCAGGCGTCAAGGATGCCCGCCGCGCCTTCTGGGAGGCCTCCAACGAGGCCAAGCTGGCCATCGCAGACCTCAAGCGCGCCACCAAGGCTGGCGATGAGGTCGGGGCCGAGCGGGTCTACAACGAGAAGGGCGAGATCCTGCATCTGGCCGGGCTGCAGAAGAGCCTCGGCAAGATGATCTCAGCGCAGCGCGACCAGGTGGAGGCGATCAACGCCGACAAGACCACCAGCCTGGCGTTCAAGCGCGCCGCGGTGGCGCGCCTGGAGAAGGAAGAGACCGAGATCTACGACGACTTCCTGCGGGCTGCTACTGAGGCCGGGCACGCTACCGAGGCGCGGAAGGCGGCGGGGCGCTGATCCTGTGCTCGATCTCTCCGTCGCAATCTTCAGCCCAGCCATGGCGGTCGATGCTGTGCATGCGGCCTTGCAGGTACTCATAGGCCCACTGGTAGGCCGCGATCGCGCGCCCAGCCTCATCCAGCAGGGCCGCGATGTCGTCCGCGCCCTCGTTCCGGCATAGGTCTGCCTCGTCGCTGAGGCGCTCTTGAAGCGTCATCACAGAATCCTCATCCGTTCACTGACCACGATAGAGCCGTAGCACACGTCCACGGCGGGCTCTTCCATCCAGACGCCCAGCTCCCACGGGATGGCGCCGCTGATCACGAAGCGCTCGATCTCGAGCAGGCTCTGCAGCTTGATCTGCTGGATGGCGGCCTGGACCTGTGGGACCATCTCCGCACCGACGAGGTGAGCAAGGGGCTCTGGGTTCATTGTCTGTTACATCCTGGGGGGCTGGTGGGGGGATGACCGTGGGGCGTCGAGTACCAATGCGTATGTGCCTCCTGCCGTAAGGCACGTATGCCTACTCAGAGACGCGCATAGCTTGGGTTCGAGTCCCATCAGCCACCCCAACTATTTACCTATGAAGATTGCTCTCTAGACTGGTTTTGTGGGGGAGCCGCGGGGCAGCTCTTGAATCTGAAGCCCAGGATCAGCCCCACCTCACCGCGCAGCACCGGCTCCGGCTCGCCGCGCCGCGCACGGAAGCGCGCCAGGCTCTGCTGGTAGCGCCACTCGTCTCGCGGGCTGAGGCGGCCCAAGCCCATCGGCGGGCCGCCCGGGTCGCGCATGCGGAAGTGGTGGTGCTTCATGGCCTGATCTCGATCTTGATGGCTGCCGGAACCCTGGCCCACAGGTAGCGCTTCTTCCCGGTGCTGGTGGTCGACGCGAAGAAGACGGTCCACCCAGCCTTGCGCAGCTTGCGCGCGCGCCGGGAGCACACCGTGCGCCCATCGCACATGACCTTCATGCAGTGCTCGTACATCCGCTGCTGGTACGGCTGCAGCATCAGCTTGCTGTCGGCCACGAACCTGGTGTTCAGGTCCAGCAGCTTCCCGGCGGCCAGGACCATCTTCAGGTTGATCTCTTGGGCTGTGCTCATGGCTTCACCACGAAGTCGGGCAGCTTGGTCGCATGGAAGTCCAGCACCAGCTTGCTCAGCCGGTCCACCTCGCGCAGCGCCATGTAGGCCAGCACGGTGTACTTGTCCTCGCCGGTGAGGCCTTCGCGCCTGGAGAGATCGAGGATCCGTCGGGCCACGTTCGCCGACGGCGGAGGCAGTCCGAACTGACCCTGCTCGCCCCAGCCTTCCGAACAGCCGCGGTAGGTCAGCTCGTCCAGCTCGATCCGCATCTGGTTGGTGGTGCGCTCGCGGTCGGCCATGAAGATGGTCGGGCCCTGGTTCTGGCGCTGCCGTTCGCGGATCATGTTGAAGTCCATGGCCGTCTGCCCTCCGATGTGGGCCAGCTTCTCGGGCGGCCATTTGAAGTCGTCGCTCATAGTCCGAACCTTTCCTTGATGGCATTGCAGACCATATCGTTGGGGCTTTCGAACATTGGTATCGAGAGGTCATCCATTGCTTCGATCATCCCGATGATCTCGGCCGCCACCAGCTTGGCTACCTGGTCGTAGACCCTGGCCAGCATCTCGGCCTCGTCCTGCCGCGCCGGGCTCGACTCGGCCTCCAGCTTGGCGCGGGTGATGTCGATCGGGTGGTCCATCAGAGCCCCCTCTCGTGCTGTGCGCGGGCACGCATCCGGCGCAGCTGGCGCGCCACGTACGAGCGACCCCTCTGGTCAAAGAGGTCGCGCTTATCGAAATCGATCCCGAGACTCACCGGCGCCACGAAGCGCGCAGTGATGGTGCCGCTGCCATCGAAGGAGTTCGGCGTCACCAGATGCATATCCGGCGGGTCGAACGTCATGCAGGATGCGATGTACGTCCGATAACAGATGCGCCGGCTGATCGGATCCTCGAACTTCTTGTGGCTCACGCGGGTATTGGTGCGCCGCTTGCGCTCGTCCAGCGCGCCCAGCTTGGCAGCCCGCCGGTCGGACAGCAGGAAATCGATCGCCAGCTCGGGGCGCGTCTTCTTGTAGCGCGCGGTGGCCAGCCGGACCAGCTCGCGCGTCTCGCTGTCGGGGAGGAAGAGGTGGTTGATCACGACTGCCTCCTGATTGGTGACGCGGCCTGCCCCGCCGATGTGCAGGATTTGGAGGCGTTCGATTTGTCCGCGTCGTTGACCTTGGTAGATGCCGCGATCCAGGCCTCCAGGCCGGCGACCTCTCGGTCGTCCTGGTCTCCCTTCACCCAGCGGGCATAGGTCGAGTGGAAGATCTCCACGCTGTGCCCCATCTGCCCGGCGCACCAGGCCGCCGTGCGCCCTGCCATCAGCATCATGGTGGCGAAGGTATGGCGGGCGTGGTTCGGGGCCCTGTAGCGGATCCCCAGGCGCTTCAGGCAGGGTGTCCAGTAGCTGCGCCGGAACGCGCGCTCCTCGAGCCATGCCGTGCCGTAGCGCGGGTCCAGCCAGACGTGCTCGCCGGCCAGCTTGGTGTGCTTGGCCTGCCGCTGCAGGGCCGCCAGCGACCGGCTGTTCAGGCGCACGTCGCGCGACACGCCAGTCTTGGTCTTGGCCTTGTCGACGCCGCGCACGATGGCCTCGTGGATGCGCTGGTAGCCGCTGTTGAAGTCGATCGAGCCCCAGCGCAGGCCCGCCATCTCGGACGTCCGCACGCCGCTGTAGAAGCGCCACTCGACCATGTTGGCCACGGCCTCGGGGCAGTGCGTACGCATGTCGGCGATGATGGCCTCGGCCTCCTGCATCGAGAACGGGTCGGGCGGCTCGCGCTGCCAGCTGGCGCGCGGGATCTTGGATGCCGGGTTGTCCTTCAGCGTGCCGTCGGTGACCGCCAGCTGCAGCGCCTCGCGCAGCACGCTGACGTAGTTGTTGATCGTCTTGCCGGACAGGCTGGCGCGCGCGCCGAGGGCGAGTAGGAAGTGGCTGTGCTTCAGCCCCCGCACCGGGCGGTCGCCGAGCAGCCCGCCGTCGACCGCGGAGCCCTTCCAGAACTTGATCGCCGAGGTGTAGCCGGCGCGCGTCGAGTGCTCGATGCGCTGCGTGCTGAGCCAGGTGTCCAGCTGCCGGCCCAGCGTCAGCTCGACGCCGGTGGTGGCATCGTCGCCCGAGGGGAAGTGCTCCGCGTAGCTGAAGGTGCCGAGGCGGATCATCTCCTTCACATCGTGCGAGAAGCGCTCGGCCCAGCGGATGTTCGCCGGCGTCGGCGCCATCGGCCTGCCGTTCGTCATGAGCACCGGGCGGCGGCGCTTCCCCTCGAACAGGAAGTCCAGACGCATGCTGTACTTCCTGACCTCGACCCCAGAACCTGACCTGCCCATGGCGCCTCCGTGTATGCAGATTTGCATTCTACAGGCACACCACTTACTTGGCAAGCACCCAGTTCTGCACACCTCGTAAATCGATCCAGATCTGCCCGCTGGGGTCGCGGTGAAATTGCCTACCGTCGACCCACTGACCGCGGTAGATCTTGCCTTCAATGGCGCGCTTCGTCAGCCCGAGCAGCTCGACGGCGCGCTTGATGGTGACGAGGTTGTCGAGGCTCACTTGGCACCAGCGAGGCGCACCGCCAGCCCATGCAGGCGCGCGTTGAACCACCGGCGCAAGGCGTACTGGCGCAGGATCGAGACCGCGGTGAAGCACCACCCGAGCCAGAAGTTCGAGCCCATCGACAGGTGGCCGCCTGGCATGGCCAATGGGATGAGCAGCAGGTTGAAGCAGTAGTTCAGAGAGAACCCGACAACCAGGTTCGCCCACGCCTCCAGGATGGCGCTGCGCGGGCTTTGGCCGGGCCCTGGCGCCCTGTGGTAGGCCACCCAGGTGAATACCGCGGTGAACACCATGGATGCCAGGCCCAGGCACTCAAGAGGCGTCACGGCGCTTGTCCTTCAGGATCTCGAACAGCAGGCCCTGCGCGTTGAACAGGATGGCGCAGAGGTCTTCCTCCATCGACTGTGTCGACAGCGGGTCTTGCACCTTGTAGCCGCGGAAGCGGGTCCAGAGGTGCAGCCAGTGGCGCCACAGCCCCTTGACGTAGGTGGTCTGGGGGATGCCCTTCTGCCAGTTGTCGGAGTCGCGCACGCTGCCGTCCGGCTGCACCCGGTGGGCATTCATGTATTCACAGTACCTCTCGATCACGATGGGCGACAGGAAGCCCTCGGGGTCGTAGCGGCCGGCATCGCTGGAGCGGGTGGCGCCGGTCTCGAACTTGCGGACCTTAGCCGCATCCACTGCCTCCTTTGCGGCATCGATGCGACTGCCCAAAGCCGATGCACTCATGCAGTTCAGACGGTGGCCGCGGTACTCCGGCTCCCCGCACTCGACGCAGTGCGTACCAATCGTGGTGCACGGTGGCAGCTGGCTCATAGCACGAAGTCCCTCAGGTCGACCATGAAGATGGGTGTCTGCGGCAGCTGCATGCCGTCGGCGTCCACCAGCGGCTTCGCGCGCTGCTTCAGCCACTGGGTGGTGAAGGCGTCGAAGGCCTGCTCGAACGTGATGTCGTGCAGCTTCGCCGTCGCAACGATGACCGCCGTCTTGTTGTAGACCACGACGATCTCGCCGTTGGTCTCGGCTGTGCCGACGATGCACCCGTCATAGACCTTGGCGGGCTCCATGAAGGTCAACTTCTCCTGCCCGCTGGCGTGGAGCAGCAGCTGCCGCACGTCGATCGGGATGCTCGGCTCGTCGAGCATGGCCTCCTCGGCGTCGCGCTTGATCTTGTCGAGGTGCGCGACGGCGGCGTTGGCGGCCGGAGTGAGCTTGGGTGGGTTGGCCATCACCGTCTCCGCAGCAGTTCGTCCACCGAGATCGACTCGCCAGACCACAGGCGCACCGCGTTGGCGAAGAGCAGGATGACCCACAGCAACCCGAGGGCGCCGAAGGCCCAGCCGGGAGCGCCGAAGTGGTCGAGCGCCAACCACCACAACAACCCAGTGCTGAGCGGGAGGTTCGGCGGCACGCTGCCGTGTGCGAGGTACTTCATTGCTTCTTGCCCTCGTGCTTGCCCTTGATGTGGGCGTGGATGAACGAGCCGAAGCTCTTGGCCTTGGCCAGCTTGCCGATCACTTCGCCCGGCACGCCGGGGTAGTGGTACAGGCCGCCGTCGTGGAAGCGGACGGCCAAGGTCTTCGTATTCGCGTCGTAGCCGTAGCTGTGGACATTGGACGAGGTGACCTCGGTCATCGGGATGGCTGTCTTCTCGGCCACATGGCCTCCTTGTTGGGCGGGGGTCAGGCAAGCCGCCTGGTTGTCGCTTGGTCAGCCGGATACGTCAGTGACCCGGCAGAACTCTCCTGACCCCCATTGAGTGGTCAGGCCGGGACGTGGGCCCAGTCATCGGCCAGGATGTCTTCGGTCAGCGGCACGAAGACCTCGACGCTGCCGTCTTCCTCGAACATGACGAACTCGGGCTTGTTCAGCACGCCCAGGTCGCCGAGGCCGAGCAGCTTGATGTAGGTGTTCTCGACCCAGTCGTAGCGGGACACGGCCTCGCCGGCCTTGAGCAGCTCCAGCGCCTCGCCGAAGGTCTTGTCGCACGGCACGGTGATCGGCACAGTGATCGCCTTGGGTTGCTGCTGGAAGCCGCACGATGCGCTGCAGCCGTCGGTCTCGCAGTTTTCGGCCGCGAAGGGGTCTTTGACGTAGGTCGGTTTCATCTGTTTCCTCGTGAGTGAAAGTGTGGCAAAGGAGGGGACTCGAACCCCCGTCACGCCGGTTTACAACGCCTGCGTGGTCCTACCTCTAGACGACCCCCGCCGTTGAAATCAGCTGCAGCTGCCCAGGCGCACCGGGATGCCGCCGAGGCCTTCCTTGACCTTGTCCAGCAGCGCGGTGGCGGCCAGCTCGAACACGACGTCGGCGCGCACCAGCTCGTACCAGAACACGACCTTGCTGTTCGACACGCGGTACTTCAGGCGCGCCACGATCGGCCACGCCGGCACCGGCTCGTCGGCCTTGTGCAGGGCCCAGAAGACCGGGATGCCGATCTGGAACTTGCTGAAGACCTTCATGCGCTCGACGGTCTCGGGCTTGTCGCTGTCGACGAACTCGAGCGTCACGCCGCCGGACTGCGTGTTGATCTTCGACTTGTAGGTCTTGTCGGCATTGGCCTCGAACGCGGTGGCCATCGTCAGGATGTCCAGGCTCGACGGGTAGCCGCTGCCATCGCCGCCGGCCACGTCCTTCTCGTTGTTCTCCAGGAACAGCGCGAAGTCGGCCTGGGACTGCGGCGTGCCGTCCTGCTTGTACCAGACCTGCCACTCGTGGCTGGTCTTGGGCGTGTAGACGGCGCGCTTCTGGCGCCAGCCGGCCGAGTCGACGGTGTGGTCGTCGAACACCGCGGTGAATCCCAGCTTGCCGGCGGCCGGGTCGAACTCGGCCCAGACGTCGGTGCGGCCGCTGTTGTGCGCCAGGACGTAGGCGATGAAGCTGTCGGCGTCGCTGAAGCTGGCGGTGGTCTTGGCGCGCCGCGGGTTGTCGAGGTGGCCCTCGGTGTCGATGGTCTTCAGCTCGGTTCCACGGGGCACTGCCACGTAGTGAATCGAGCCGCCCGCGGTGACTTCCAGCTCCAGGGGCACATGCGCCGTGGGCAGGTTGTCGATGATCGCTTGCGCGATGTTGTCGTGATCCAAGGTGATCTCCGTGTGGTGATGGTGCGGGTCAGCCGGCGTTCAGCACGCGCGTCTGCGCGGCGACCGGCTGCAGGTCCAGCTTGCGCTGGTTCGGGTTGCTCTCGGAGAGGTTGCCCTCGACCGTGCCCCAGAGCATGTCGGGGGCGGGCTTCTCGACCGGCGTCTTGTCGGTCACGTCGGCGGCCACCGACAGTGCGGCGCCGACCTTCTTGATGTCGATGGTCAGGGTCAGCTTGCCGGGCTTGCCGGTCTCTTCGACGGCCTTGACGATGCCGGCGAGCAGGTCGCCAGCGCGGACATTCAGGCCACCTTCTTGCAGCAGCTGCAGGGTGGCGCTCAGGGGTTTGCTCATCTCAGTCCTCGGTGTGAATTGAAGGTGGTCGGTGGCCTGGTCTGTTTCGCTCGTAGCCCCGGCTCAGGGTGCTTCCATGTCCCCGTAGGGAACCGATGCCGCCCCACACAACCAGGGGATCTCGCGGCAATTCGGCTGCAACGTCAGATCAGAAGGGAATATCGGAATCGATGTCGTCGTCGAAGTTGTTCTTGGCGGGCTTCGGCGGCGGCGCGGGGGCCGGCTTCGGGGCAGGCGCTTCTGACTTGGAGGCCGACCCGGCGAAGTCCAGGCCAGCAATGCGCGCCACCAGCTTGCTGCTGCTGGTGCCGTCCTGGCGCTCGAACGTCTCGATGTGCACGTCCTCGAGAGACACCGCGACTTGCTGGCCCTTGACCAGGTACTGCGTCAGGGCCTCGGCCTGCTTGCCCCAGAGGGCACCATCAACCCAGGTCGTGGGCCTCTTGCCGTCGGCGCCTTTGCGGCCGTAAGAAAATGCCAGCGACACGTTGGCCACAGACTGTCCATCTGCGGTGTGCCTCAGTTCGGCGTCACGGCCCACCCGGGCCAGACCAAAAGCTCTCATGCGTTCTCCTTGCGAATACCGATTGGTGTGTTGACTGCTTGCTGTTCGGTCCAGCCGCTTCTCATGCGGCGGGCCACTGTTGACCTGTTGCTGCCCAGCAGGCGTGAGGCGGCCGACGCAGTCGCCCTCTGCCCGCTGGCATCGACGAACAGGTTGGTGGACCTGTTGCTGGCCTGCTCGATCGGCGTTGCCCAGCTGCAGTTGCCGGGTTCGTAGTTGCCGTTGTTGTTCTCCCGTTCGATGGACATGCCATCCGGTCTTGGGCCCATGTCGCTCAGGAAGTTCTCGTACGAGTGCCAACGCTCGCAAACCGTGATCCCTCGGCCGCCGTAGCGGTGCCACTTGTGGTGCTGCGGGTTCTCGCACCGCTGCAGCATTGCGTGCCACGCCTTGTATGGGGCCGTGCTGGATGCGCCATGCTTCTTGTTGACCTGGCCTGCAACCTCGCGCGCCAGGCACCCACAGGACGACGTTGCTCCGCTCTTCAGTGACTGGGCCAAGACCAATGACGATTGGCCGCAATCGCACCGGCAGGCCCACTTGGCGTTGCCTCGCGCGTCGCTCCCGTCTCTAGCGGTCACGACCAAGCGCCCGAACCTGACGCCTGAGAGGTCTGCGGCCTGCCCTGGCATCACACTTCCTTGGTGGTGGTCTTGATGTGGTCGATCAGGTCGGCCAGCTGCGCTGGCGAGAGGCCGATGGTCCCGGCGTCGATCAGCGTGCCGCCAAACTTCAGGGCCATGGTTGCGGCTTCGGCCAGACGCTGCTCCTCGGGCGAGAAGTTGGGCGGCGCCGCGCGCAACCCGCCAGTGCGAGCGCGCTTCGGCGGCACCGGGGCGGCAGCCGGCGGCTCGACGATCTCGCCTGTCGCCGCGCTCGCGACGATGCCGCCCGGCGAGGTGAATGTCTTCTCGGGCTCGGCAGCCTTGGGTGCCGACTCTTCTGCTTGGCGCGCGGCAGCCGCACGCAGCGCAGCGATCTCGGCCTGCGCTGCCGCAGCCTCGGCCGCCAGCCGCTCGTTCTCGGCCTTCAGCTCGATGGCCGCCTTCTCCTGCGCCTCGCGGGCGATGGTGTCGTGCAGCATCTGCTTCAAGCCCAGCAGCACCTCGGTGCGGACCAGCTCGGCAGCGCCCTTGAACTCTTCCCAGTCGTCGCCGATGGGCCGGGCTTCGATGGCGGCCACCGCCTTGGCCAGCGCCACCGAGTCCCTGCCAACGGCAGCGATCAGGTACGACTTGAACTTGGTCAGGTTCTCCTGGTGCTTGGCCTTGCGCTCAGCCTCGATGCGGTCGCGCTCAGCCTTGGCGTCGGCCTTGCGCTTGTCCTCGGCGTCGATCTGGGCCTTGATGTGCTCCTCGATCGGGTTGAGGAACGTGGTGATCGCCTCGACCTCCTCGCCGACGGCCCGGCTGACAGCGGCCAGCTCGGCCTTGCTGTCCTTGGCCACGTTCTGGGCGGCGTAGCGCGGCGCGCGGACCTCGGCCAGGGCGCGCTTGGCCTCGTCGTAGCCCTTGCCGGTGCTGACGTCGAAGGCGACGCCCTTGTACTTGGCGACCAGGGCAGCCGCGCCGGCGCGCCAGGATCCGAAGCGGCTGAGCGCGACGGCCTTGACGTCGACCGTGGCCAGCTCGGTGCCGGGCTGCTGCAGGGACTGCTGCGGCACGCCGTTCTGGTGGACCAAGCCGATGCCCGGCTCGGTAGCCTGCGCGAAGGGGTCGAAAGTCTTGTCTTCGATCACAGTGTGTTTCCTTGGTGGTTGATTCGCTTTGCGTCGATGTATGCTTGGTGAGCGAGCTGAGGGTCATCAAACACCCCCAAGAACTGCTTCTTTCCGCCGGTGCAAATGTCGGCTCTGAACCTGTTCCCACCGTGGCGAGACACACCCAGCAGGCCGGTTGAGCTGTTCTTCTTGGCCGCCTTGCGGTTTTGACTGTTCACGCTTGGAGACACGTCACGCAAGTTGCTCCATCGGTTGTCGCTTCGGTCGCCGTTGATGTGATCGATGTGGGCAGATGGCCAGGCGCCTGTCATCAGGAGCCACGCAAGCCGATGCGACGCGTGCTGCTTGTTCTCGAAACTGATGCGCAAGTGGCCATGTCGATCCTTGCTTCCGGCGCGAGAGCCAACCGCAAGATTCCCGTTGATAGGGTGACCCTTCAGTCGATGGAACTCCCCAGAGATCGGGTCGTACTCGATCGCTTCTCGCAAGCGCACAAGGAATGTTGGCGACTGGGTGATCATCCGAAAATGCCTTCTGCTTCGGGAAGGTCGTTGGTGACCGCGGGCGCGGTCGGGGCGGGTGTCGGCGACACGAACTCGATTGCAGGGGCGCTGTCGCCATTGATCCAGCCGCGCAGGTCGGCGCGGTACTTCTCGACCCGGGCGTCGAACTCCATCAGGTCGGTCTTCAGCTCTTCGATGGCGGCCTCGTCGCGCTCGATGCGGATGACACGCATCTGCCGGCCCTCGGGCAGGTCAGGCGCCCACAGAACCAGGTCCAGCCAGTCCAGGTGCAGCAGCCAGATCTCCATCACGCACTGGTGCCAGTACTCGCTGTAGTCACCGAAGATCAGCGCAGTGAACAGCGTGTCGCTGCTCAGCATGGTCTTGACCTCGATGCCGCCACGCTCCTGCTTGCCGGTGATGTCGACCGAGAAGCACAGCCCGTCCGGAGAGACGCCGAACTTCTTGTCGCCGGTGCGAACGAAGCCGATCTCCTCGACCAGCCGGCCGGTGGCCAACTCATAGGCCTGCCGCGCGCGGGGCTCCTCGACCTGACCCTCGCGCATGTCGGCGGTCTGGAAGATGTTGCCGCGCATGCGGCCGTCCTCGCGCGCCCTGGCCAGATCCATGGCGTAGAGCGCCTGCTTCTGGCTGGGGCCGCCGCGGGTGAACGGGCGCGCCTCCTGCGTCACGTCGCCGGCCTTGTTGCGCTTCTCGGGCCGAGCCTCCTTGTCGGCCAGCCGGTCGCAGGCATCCTTCGCCTTGCTGCCGGTGCAGACGCCCTTGCGGTCGGCGTGCCACTCCTCGCTGCCTTGCTTGGCGAACGAGATGTACCACCCGGCCGGCAGGCCGAACAGCTCCTGCGGGCTCACTTGGCGGCGCCCTTCAGCTCGGCGCGGCGTGCCTCGACGGCGGCCTTCAGCTTGTCGTAGGCGGGCCGGTTGTCCAGCGCGGCCAGGGACGTCTTGCCGGTGGTCCAGAGCGCGACCACCGCCTTGTCATCGGCGCACTTGGCCAACTGGTCCAGCAGGCCCTTCAGCACCTTGTCGACGGCCTCCTGCGGCACATCATCTGCACCGCCGTCACCATCGTCGTCCTGCTCTTCAGCCGCAAGGCCCAGGATGGCAGTGGCGCTGTAGCGCTCCAGGTACGCCTTGGTGCTGCCGCGGGCCTGCAGAGCATTGCGTCCAGGGCCGGTGTCCGGCGGGCCGCTCTGCTGCACGGACTCGCTGTGGCCAGCTGCGTGACGCAGTGTGCATTGCACGGTCATCCAGTCTTTCTCGTCGGCCAGCAGCTTCCAGCTGATCGACAGGCCATGTTTGGCCAGGGCGGGCGACGTCACCTTCACGATCTCGGCGAGCGTCAGGTGCTTCTTGCCCTTCAGCGGCCCATCGGTGATCTCTTTGCGCTTCACCAGTTGGATGGCCTCGGACTTGAAGCCGGCGAACGCAGCGTTGAACAGCTTCTCGGCCTCGTGCTTCTCCCACTGGATCTGCATCTCCATGAGCTGCTGCAGGCGCTCCAGCGGAGCCTGGGACTGGACCGCCAGCGCGACGAGGTCGGCCGGCGTGGTGCGAGCAACAGCCAACGGCTGCTGCGGAATCGGGGTGAGTTCGTTCATTTGAACCATGCGATGAGACGTTGGAATAGGCTCGGCCGGCGGAAGTGCGTCATCGCACCGCTGGAGAGCAGGAGGGAGCGCAGCGGGTTACGCCGCACCGGAGAGGCCCCACGGGAAGATGACCATGGCGGCCATCAGCAGCACGAAGACTGCGGCGCCGGCAAACCACCAGGAGCCCGGGATCGCGTGATCCCGCTCAGCGTCTGCTCGGGCCCACCTGTCGTGGGAGTAGTTCGTGGGGGTGCGATGCATAAGTGCCTATTCTAGGCATGGTCGCATTTGACGTCAAGCGCATTTGCAGCGGCAATGCACATTGGCCTGCTCTAGGGCCCACACAAGCACACAAACCGGCAACCGGTCTGTGCTATCAACTGGGAATCACCCCAAACACAACCCACACCCCCAACCCCTAGGGGGATGTGATACATGTTATTACCAGTTAGTCTCCCCATCTGGGAAGGCAAAAATGACTAAACAATGATCAAGTCAACCGTGCCGAAGAGGCACAACATCTCCTTGGATGGAGGCGTCCTACTGGTGTCTGCGGGCGGCGTCCTGACGTCGGCGGCGATGGAGTCGCTGGGCGATGCGGTGGCATCGATACCGCACGCGGCACTGGTCATCGACTACGCCAAAGGCACATCGGCGGCACCGCCTATTTCGGTGGTGCGCCACATGCGGGCCCGGCCGCGGATCCCCATGGGGATCGTGGTGCCTCCTGCGTTGGTGCAGGCCGCAACTGCAGAGGCCATGCAGATGGCCCTGCTCGAAGGGTCCGTGAGGCGGGTGTTCCTACAGCCCCGCGACGCCCACCCTTGGGCGCTGCGTCAGCTTGTGGTCAGCGAGATGCAACAGGAATGGCGGCGGGCTCAGGGTTGAGCATGGCCTGAGCCACCGCGTAGAGCGCGGCCTGCTTGCTGGGGTGCAGCGTCTCGAATGCCCTGGCCAGTTCGACTGCCATCGGCGAGAAGGTGGCCGGCATCGGGCCAGCGCCCGGGTGGAAGCCGGGCTGCAGCAGTTGCCAGGGCTGCACGTTGAATGCCTTCGCCAGGCCATCTAGCTTGTCGACGCTGGGCGCGTTCTTCATCGCCAAGACACGACCGACGGTGGTCTGGTCGAAGCCGGCGCGCTCAGCGATCTCGGCCTGGGACAGCTGGTGGTCGGCGGCATTCCTGAGCAGGCCGACGTTCTCGGCCAATACCTGTTGAGCTGTCTTGATCATGGTGTTTGTGTGGTGAATGTCACATTTGCCTAGAGTTGGCAGTCTGAGGCACGTCTAGTCGGTTGGTCTGTGCGGCGGGGCACACAACCCTCAGGCACAAATGAATCCTCTTGACGTTTCAGGCATATGCGCCTAGCATGCCGGAATGGCCAAATACATCGACCTCCTGGAGCGAGTCCAGGCCGAACTGAAGCACCGTGATGGAGAGCTGCGTGCCGTGGCGGATGGCAGCGGAATCCACTACGACACTCTGCGGCGAATCAGGGATGGAATACACGATCCAGGTTACTCAAAAGTCAGAGTGCTTGGCGAGTTCTTCTGTTTCGTGCCTTCTGCACGCCATCGCACGGCCTGAAGTTTAGGCCACCTGTGCATATTTGCAATCCGGCCCCGTGGGGGGTGTATGCCTGTCCAGTGGTGTCGCAATGACGCCAGCGCAGTGCAGCGCCCTCATGTTGCCCTGGTCTGACGAGGAGATCGCGCGCTTCCAGGTGCGCGAGCAGTTCCTGGTCGGCCGCGGGCTCAGCCCCAAGCGCGCTGAGGGCATTGCAGACCGACTGGCACTGCGCGACCAGCAGGGCGACGACCGCCGCATCTGCATCGAGTGCTCGCATGCCTACGTCAGCGCCAAGGGCGCCGGATGCCGCGTGCGCCAGCCCATCGTCCACAACGTCCTGGCGCGCTGCGCCGGGTTCAAGCCCGCCATCCAATGACCATCCAGCTTCTTGCCATCGAGCGCATCCGCATCGACGGCGGCACCCAGCAGCGCGCTGAACTCAATCTCGACGCTGTGGCCGACTACGCAGAGGCCTACGAACGTGGCGCCAAGATGCCGCCGCTGACCGTTTACTTCGACGGCACATCGGTGTGGTTGACCGATGGGTTCCATCGTTTCTTTGCCGCTAAGAAGCTCGGGTTCCGAAGCATCGAGTGCGAGGTCGTAGACGGCACGCAACGTGATGCGGTGTATGCGTCCACGAAGGCCAACCCCAAGCACGGATTGAGCCGCAACAACGCCGACAAGCGCAAGGCCGTCGGAACGTTGCTGGCCGACGCCGAGTGGTCTCAGATGTCGGACAGCAAGATCGCCAACGAGCTGGACGTCAGCCAGCCGTTCGTGTCTGGCCTGAGGGCAAAGCTCACTCCAAACGTTATAAGTGAGAACCGCACCTACACCACCAAGCACGGCACCACCTCCACGATGAAGGTGGGGCGCATCGGGAAGGCTGCGCAGGAGCGCGCTGCTGCCCCAGCAGAGCCGCCCGCGCCGCCGCCGGTTGCCGCACCAGCACCGCCGCCCGACCTCCCGCCGCTGGAGGACGACCCGTCGATGGTGCCGCCGCCGGCCGCCGCGCCAGCTCCAGCAAGTGACCAGCAAGTACCGGCCCCATCGCCCGCAGCCGATACCGGCACCGAATCGCCCCAGACCGATGCGACGCGCGACCTGACGCCGGAAGAGCTGGCGATGAAGGAGTACGAGGAGACGCTGGCCGAGAACGCCCGCATGAGCGCCATCTTCGATGCCGACGACCGGCTGGCCGCCGCGGTGGCCGAGAACAAGCGGCTGCACACCGAGCTTCAGTTCGCCAAGGTGCGGCTCAACAGCGAACTTGAGAAGTGTGCCGCCCTGGTGCGCAAGTGCATGGCGCTCGAGACCAAGCTGAAGCGGATCGAGAAGGGCGCCGGCAAGTGAGCGGCCTGTTCGACACCACGCCGAACTACGGCTCGGCCAAGTTCCCTGAGCCGCGCATGGGTCAGGCTGAGGCGCACGAGGCGCTGCGCCAGGGTATCCGTGCGGGGCACCGGCGCCAGATGCTGATGAGCCCCACCGGCAGCGGCAAGACCTACCTGGGCATGCGTGTGATCCACGAGGCGCTGATCCGTGGCAAGCGCACGCTGTTCGTCTGCGACCGGCGCACCCTGATCAACCAGACCTCTGAGGTGGCCGACAAGTATGGCCTCAGCGCTCATGGCGTGATCATGGCGAACCACTGGCGGGTCGACCATGAGATGCCGTTCCAGATCGGATCGGTGCAGACGCTGATGCGGCGCGAGTGGAAGGATGACTTCGACGTCATCGTGATCGACGAGGCGCACACTGTGTACGGGTGGATCCAGACTCTGCTGGAGTCCACGCGCGCTGCGGTGATCGGCCTGTCGGCCACCCCGTTCTCGGTCGGCCTGGGCCGGCACTACACGCGGCTGGTCAATGCCGCCACCATGGCCCAGCTCACCGAGGCCGGTGTACTGGTGCCGATGCGGGTGCTGAGCTGCACCAAGGTCAACATGCAAGGCGCTGCCACCAGCGGCGGCGAGTGGACCGATGGTGCGGCTGGCGAGCGCGGCATGGCCATCGTGGGCGATGTTGTCTCTGAGTGGCAGCGCTACGCAGAGAACCGCAAGACGATCGTGTTTGGATCGACCATCGCCCACTGCGAGGAGATGTGCAAGCAGTTCAACGAGGCCGGCGTGATGGCCCAGCTGTTCACCTCGGAGACCACCGAGGATGAGCGCAACGCCATCGTCAAGGAGTTCAAGAAGCCTGACTCGGTGACCCGCGTGCTGATCAGCGTCGAGGCCCTGGCCAAGGGCTTCGATGTGCCCGACGTCGGCTGCGTGTGCGACGTCCGGCCGCTGCGCAAAAGCCTCAGCACGGCCATCCAGATGTGGGGCCGCGGACTGCGCTCCAGCCCTGAGACCGGCAAGAAGGACTGCCTGCTGCTGGACTTCAGCGGCAACATCGTGCGCTTCCGCGACGACTACGCTGAGATCTTCTTCAACGGGCTGGCCGACCTCGACACCGGCGAGCGCATGGACAAGTCGATCCGGCGCGAGGACGAGGACGAGAAGACTCCACCGAAGTGCCCGCAGTGCGGCTACTCGCCGATGGGCAAACGGTGTGTGGCGTGCGGCCACGAGCGGGTGCGTCTGGCCATGGTCGAGACGACTGCTGGCGAGATGAAGGAAATCTACATCGGCAAGACCAAGCTGGCCGATGACCGCAAGCACCTCTATGAGCAGGTTGTCAGCTACACGCGCAGTCATGGCAACCCCGAGACCGCCAAGCAGAGGGCTTACTACCTGTTCAAGGAAATGAGCGGCACTGATCCGCTCGGCCTGAACTACGAACGGACCCCGAGCGTGCCGATCACGAAGCCGGTGCTGAACCGCATCAAGGCGAGGAATATCGCTTTCGTTCGCGGACAACAGAAGGCCAGGGCTACCGCATGAGCGCTGCCGAGTTCATCGACTTCGCGCGGGTCAACGGTGTCGTCATCGACAAGCTGGTGGACGATGACAAGCTGCACCGCGTGCCCACCACAGAGCACCCCCGCAGCAGGTCGGGCGCCTACCGCTGGGATGGCACCAGCGGCTTCGTATGGAATTGGGAGGCCGAGGGCATATGCCAGGTCTTCCGCGACCCGCATGCGAAGCCGCGCAGCCTGGCAGACCAGCAGCGCGCTGCCAGGCGCAGGGAGAACTTCCAGCAGGAGCGTGAACACAACGCCGAGCGCGCCGCTGCTAAGGCACAGGCCATGCTGGCATCGGCCACAGTCGACACGCACGGCTATCTTGAACTGAAGGGCTTGGGCGACATCAAGGGACTCGTGCTGCCTGACGGCGAGCTGATGATCCCGATGATCGGCCTGCACTCCCGGCGCATCGTCGGCGCGCAGACCATCAAGTGGCTGGCCGACGTCCGCAAGTGGGAGAAGAAGTACCTCTTCGGGATGAACGCCAAGGGCGCCGTGGCACGCCTGGGTCCGGCGCGGCCGCCCGAGCTGTTCCTGTGCGAGGGCTGGGCGACCGGCTTGAGTATCGAGATGGCCCTGCACCGCATGCGCCTCAACGCTGGCGTGCTGGTGACCTTCTCTGCAGCCAACCTGCAGTGGTGCGCGCAGCACACGGTCGGGCGCCGCATCGTGATCGCAGACCACGACGCACCGCAGCGCGACCCCGAGAAGGCGAAGCACAACCCGGGCTGCACTGGGCAGCTTGCGGCGGCCTCTACGGGGCTGCCGTGGGTGTGCCCAAACGAGGAAGGCTGGGACGCAAATGACGTCCACAAGAGCCGCAGCCTGACCCACCTGTGCGCCATGTTGATGACGGCCCGGGCGGCCGAGCCAGCGCCGTTCGTGGTGCCGCCCTTGTAGGGTCGATCTCGATGCCTCAGGTGGACGCCTATGCACCAGCGCCTGAGACACGACACCCCTACTGGGCGGGCAGACGCGGAGGCAGGGGAGGTGGGTGGCGAAGGCAGCGCCCCAGCGTCGAACGGCTACCGGGTCATGGACGCCGACGGGTGACATGTGAAGGCAGATCTCGGAGGGCTAGGTCTGCCTTCCTCGGGGTGATAGAGGTTGTAGGTCTTCCAGAGAGTGCATTGATCAAAGGAGTAGGTATGGCAAGTGTGGTGGTAGTCAAAGGTGAAGACGGCAAGCTGACCGGCCTGGGCGAAAAGGCTGGCAAGGCCTGGGGTGCGTTCATGCGCTGGGTGGCCGACATGGCCCCTGGCGACACGCTGCAGTTCGAGTGGAACAAGCCGCGCAGCCTGCAGCACCACCGGCACTTCTTCGCGATGCTGCACGCCCTGCTGGACCGGCAGGAGCAGTTCGAGTCGATGGACCAGCTCCGCATGTGGCTGACCGTCGGCGCCGGCCACGCCGCATTCGTGCCGGGCCCTGACGGCGCCATGGTGGCGCTGCCGGACAGCATCGCATTCCACCGCCTGGACGAGGTTGAGTTCAGCGCATTCCGTGCTGCCGTGGAGCGGTTCCTGTGGACCCCTCACGCGCAGGCTTTCATGTGGCCGCACTTGGGCCGCGCACAACGATACGCAGCGGTCGAGAGCCTGCTGGGAGAGTTTCGATGAACCGCAATCCGCTGGCCATGTTCAGGTCCAAGGGCAGGCTGAAGCCCGGGGTCATGAACAAGACCGAGACCGAGTACAGCCAGATGCTGGACGCGCGGCTGCATGCAGGCGAGATCCTCTGGTGGTGCTTCGAACCTTTCAAGATCCGGCTGGCTGACCGCTCGTTCTACGACGTCGACTTCGGCGTGCTGACGGCCGACCGAGACCTGCAGATCCATGAGGTCAAGGGCGGCTACATCACAGAGGACGGCAGGCTGAAGCTGAAGATCGCCGCGGAGCATTTCCCGGCGCAGTTCATCCTGGCCCAGAAGGTCAAGAAGCAATGGGAGATCACCGAGCTATGAGCGCAGACCTTCGCACCGGCAAGGATCTCCTGTGCCGAACCATCCTGGCCCTGAAGACCGGCCCGAAGACGGTGGAGGACATCGCCGTGCTGCTGGAGTCGGACCACACAGTGGCCGGTGACCAGCTCACTGTGCTGAAGCGCCATGGGCTCGTGACATCGCGCGTCAAGGTGGAGAGCGTGCGGCGCGGCCTGAAGCCTGCCGTCTACTCGCTGGCCCTATGAACCGCACCACCCCGATGAAGCGCACCGGGTTCAAGCGCACACCGCGCCGGCCCGAGAAGCGCATGGACGACTACACGCCGAAGCCGCGCGAGACCGCAGTGGCCAGCGCCGCACCGGACAGCACCTTCGCGCCGCAGCCGAAGTTCGTTCATCTGCGCGACGAGCGCTTCCGCGACATGTGCCGCGACATGCGCTGCCAGCACTGTGGAGCCTGGGGCGCACATGCAGGCGTGACCTGGGCGCATAGCAACCAGAGCAAACACGGCAAATCGATGTCCTGCAAGGCCAGCGATCAGTACGTGGCCGCGATGTGCTCGCTCTGCCATAGGGAGCTGGACCAAGGAAAGTTGTGGACCCAGGAGGAGAAGGTCGAGATCTGGGACGAAGCGCACAGGCGCACGGTCATGACGGCGCTCAGGAGGGGCACTTGGCCAAGCGGCGTGCCCGTACCCCTGGACGAGTACAGAAAACGCCAGGAACACCCTGTTCCGGCTGAACTGGAGGTGGTTGCGATGAGAGGACTTCGTGGTCGACAACTGGTCGACAAGGACTACTACGACGTGCTGGCCAGGAACGATGGCTGGATGTCGGCCCAGGACGTATCGAGGCAGCTGGGCGTGTCGTGGTACATCTGCAGTTTCGGGCTGCGTCGGATGGTCGAAGGCGGGACGGTCGAGGAGGATGTGATTGACGTCGCCGGAGCGGCGCGCAGCGCAGAACACTCGCGTGTCTATCGTGCGCGCCCACTGCCGGGCGAGTCGAGGCGGGTCGAGTCTGACCTGCCGGCGTGGATGGCACCTCAAGCAGTCGTGAACTGCGGGGTGGCCAGACGCATCAATGGGACCGCAGGGATGCTGCGGTGGGAGCGCCAGGAATCGGACGATCAGTCCGACAGCCAGGGCGCCCCGGGCGGGCCGGAGAACGGCGCCGCGAGCACGACCGAGATGTCCTCCGGCTTGGTGCCGGTGGGTTCAGTCGAGGGGTAGGAGCGAACGCCCAGCGCCAGGGCAGCGCAGGCGAGTTCCACGGTGCGCGGGATCGGGTACTTGCCCCGGACCCACGCGTACCACCCAGGCCTGGAGATGTCGAGCATCTCGCAGGCCTTGGTGACCGAGATGCCGAGGTGCTCACGCCAGCGAGTGAGTTGGGCGGGTGTCAATGCGGCACCTCCTTCAGCTCCTCGACAGGCTCGTCGCACTTGTCGCAGAAGTCGTAGCGTGAGCCGAAGTAGTAGAACAACTCGCCCTTGCTGTTCTCCCAGGCGAGGGCCGAGGTCACGCCCTGCTCGTGCTTGCACTCACGGCAGCGCATGCGCAGCGTGATGTTGGCGTGCTTGGTCACGACGTGGCCTCGCTCTTCAGCGACTCCAGCGCGAGGATGTACTTCTCGGCCAGCCGCACCGCCTGGGCCGGCGGCAGCTTCTCCAGGCGCGCCGGATCCATGTTGTCCGCGATGTCTGCGCGCTTGATCAGCACGGCATCAGCCGACTGCTTCAGCCACCCCATGTAGATCGGGTACGGGTCTGTCCTGCGCTTCGTGAGCAGCAGCACCAGGGAGATGGCCGCCGCCGGCACGCCGCGCTTGAAGAGACCCTCGGCGGTCGTCTTCTCGTCCTCGATGCTGTCGTGCAGCAGCGCGGCGATGATCTGGCTGGCGTGGCCGCCGGCCTGGGCGACGCGCCATGCGACCCGCGTCAGGTGGCCGATGTACGGCTGGCCCGCCTTGTCGACTTGGCCGGCGTGCAACTGCTCGGCCAGGGTGTATGCCTCGTGGTAGTTCATCATGCGATCCTTTCAGAGCTGGATGCCGGCACGTTCGAACAGCGCTTCGACCTCGGCATCGATCAGCAACGCGGTGAGGCGCGCCGGGATCAGCGACGAGTCGAGCATGCGCAGCGCGCGCGCCAACTGGGTGTAGGTCGGCAGGCCGACGTTTTGGGCCCAGGCGTCGGCGATGGCGATCGCCTCACGCGAAGGCGACAACGCCGGCTTCGTCTGCTGCTTCTCGGACGGCTGCACCTTGCGGACGTAGTCGCCGAGCGTGACCTCGCCCAGCGTCTGCTGGCCTGGGGGGTTCGTGGTGGCCTTGTGGGGCGGAATGTGGAACATCTCAATCTCCGGGTTAGGTGGGTCGGGATGACGCCACTCCCGAGCACCGCACGCGGTGCAAGGGGCTGAGGTCTAGCCGCGATGCGCGAGACGGTTGCGCAGCACGTTGCGGCGCTTCAGGGCGGCGCGCTTCGTGCGGGCATAGCTGCCCTTGTTGCGGGTGCTGCCGTGGGTGGCAGCGGGCGCACTGGTCTTGGCCGGCTTGAGGGCCGGAGAGGCCACTGCGGTGACGGCCGAGGAGGCCAGGGCGATGCCGACGGCCAGCAGCGCACGGATGCGGGTGAGGCCGATGTCGAGGTGACTGCGTTGCATGCTGCAACTCCTTCGTGATGTGTCGTCGGGATGACTCCACTCCAAGGCGCACCGAGATGCGCGATGGGCTGGGGTCAGGGCTTCGCCGGCAGGCGCCCGTGGGCGCGCGCGATACCCAGGATCAGTTCCTTGTGGGCGCGCCAGAAGCGCAGCGCCTCGCGACCGTCCATCGCAGCGATGGCGGCGTCGTCAAAGGCCTCCCATTCAGCAAGCGCGTGGTCTTGGCAGCCGATGGAAATCTGCGTGTCGGTGATCGTCACGTCCCAGGTCAGGCCGCCGATGAAGATGGGGGTCTTTGATGCGTTGCCGTAGACCCAGGCGTTGCCGTAGACCCGGGCGTTGCCGAAGACCCGGGCGTTGCCGTAGACCTGGGCGTTGCCGAAGACCTGGGCGTCGCCGTAGACCTGGGCGTTGCCGAAGACCCGGGCGTTGCCGTAGACCTGGGCGTTGCCGAAGACCCAGGCGTTGCCGTAGACCCAGGCGTTGCCGAAGACCCGGGCGTTGCCGTAGACCTGGGCGTCGCCGTAGACCTGGGCGTTGCCGAAGACCCGGGCGTTGCCGAAGACCCGGGCGTTGCCGTAGACCCGGGCGTCGCCGAAGACCTGGGCGTCGCCGTAGACCTGGGCGTTGTCGTAGACCTGGGCGTCGCCGTAGACCTGGGCGTTGCCGTAGACCTGGGCGTCGCCGTAGACCCAGGCGTTGCCGTAGACCCAGGCGTTGCCGTAGACCGACAGGCTGGCCTCAGCCTCGACATAGCCGCCAATGTCTCCCGCTGCGACGTGCAAGGCCGCGATAGCAACCAGTGCTCGGATGCGCTTGACCGTGCGCCCTGGCGCGATGGTGATCTCGTCGCCGGGCACGAATTCGTACTTGGTGTTCACTTGGTTCTCCTGAGAAGGTGTCGTCGGGATGACGCCACTCGCAAGCCCACCGAGGTGGGCAAGCGGCTGGGGTCACTCTTCGATGTAGGTCTCTTCGACTTGCACGTAGAACATGCAGCTACCGTCGCCGGCACCGAAGGACGAGAACGCGCCCTGCTGCGCCTCGGTGAACTCGGCCAGCACGTTGTCGATCTCATCGGCCACGCGCGAGTCGTTGCGGTACTCGCTGATCACTTCGAGGGCGGCCTTGACTGCGCCGTCGCGGGACTGGAAGACGCGCGGCGATGCGGTCGGGCTGGACGCTTCGCCGGTCTCGCTCAAGACCCAGACGTTGTTGTCGGACATGGTTGCTCCTGGTTGCGTGAGATCGGAATGACCGCACTCCAAAGGCCCGCACGCGGGCCGATGGGCTGGGGTCAGAAGAATCGGTTGGCGCAGATCGGCCCGATGCCGTTCGCCACGGACACCGGGTCGGTCAGTTCGCGGTTGCAGATGCAGCACGAGCCGGTGCGCAGCCCATAGGCCTTGCTGGCCGCCTCGGGGTCAGCCATCAACTCGATGACCTGGGCGCGGACCTCTGCAGTGCAGTCCCTGCTGTTGAGGAACTTGCCCTGGAAGATCTTGCCCAGGTACACGTCGTTGTCGCTCTTGACGTACAGCGCGCCAGCGTTCGCGCTGTTGGGGCCAGCCATCGAGATGACGTACCCATCGAAGTGCAGCTTCGGCCACTTCAGGCCACTGGCCTTGGCCTTCTCGAAGGCTGCGAACAGCCGCTCGGTCTGGATGGCAGGCGCGGCGTCGACCTTGGCCTGTTGCACCAGGGCAGCGGCGGCCTTCTCGGCTTCGAACACCTTGTCGCGCTCCATGCAGCGCTGGCAGGCAGCGAGCTGGCCCGGGGTCAGCGTGCCGTGGTCATCGAGGGCCACTGCCATGCTGCCCGCGAAGTCGAACCGGTGCGCCGTGCGCTGGATCCAGTCGTGGACTTCGGCATGCTCGGCCAGAAACGCCGCACGCAGCGCCTGGGTGGCCGATGCCTTGCGGTTCTGCACCGCAGCGCGCGCCTTGGTGCGGTCCTCGGTTGAGGTCTTGAAGGTCTTGAAGCCGGCGCCCTTGCATGCGAAGCAAGAGCCCAGCGAGCGACCGTAGAAGGAGTTGAAGCGCCCGGTGCCCTTGCACTTGGCGCACGGCTCCTTGAACTCGCTCGGCGTGGCCGGCGGCGTCACGAAGCGCTGAGCGGCAACCCGCTCGGTGGTCACGGTGGCCGGCGCATCGGCGTCGAAGTCGATGTCGTTGGCCATGCTGGCCCAGCCCTCGTCATCCTCACGGACGCGAGCGCCGCCGACACCCCTGTAGGGAAGGTTCATGGTGGTCTCCGGTGAATGTGCGGGGATCGCACTCCAGACCCCTGCACGCAGGGGAATGGGCTGAGATCACTACTCCTCGTTGAACCCGCGCAGCCAGTGCGCGTGCAACCACGACGCGACCGGGTATGGGTTCGAGCCGATCAAGTGGCCTCGATAGGCCGCCTGATCGCCTTCCTGCCATGCAGCTTGGCGCGCCGCTGCGCGCGCCTTTGGGACGTCGGTGAATGCCTCGCCGGAGGCCTCGCGCGCAGCCAGCTTGTCGGCGCAGCGCGAGCACTCTTCGTCGATGAACAGGTCCATGCCCCAACCATGGCGAGGCGAGAGCCCGCAGAGCGCGTTGCCGCGCTTCAGCGGTTCCCCGTCTTCGCTCACCGGCACGGCGTGCAGGCGCCAGCCAACCTGCCCGGCGTCTGCGCCGTGCGTGTGTGCCGGCTTGTATGGGTTCGGCAGCGTGGTGAACCACCCGATGCTGGTGCTATTCATCGCAGTCGCGCTCCAGGCCCGCCATGTCAACCGCGTCGCGAACGACCTGCGTCTGGGGGCCACGCGGGAAACCTTCGGTGCTGGGGTAGTCGTGGATGCCGATGCTTGCGAGGTAGCGGCGCAGCTCGCGCGCCGCGCCCCGGATCACGCGCCGCCGGTGGCCTGGGTGGCACTGGTTGGCGCGGTCGATGAGGCGCTGCTGCGCCTGGGTGAGTGTCATTGGGTTCTCCTGTGCAGTGCAGATCGCACTCGCGAGCCCTGGCGAACCAGGGCAGGCGGCTGAGATCAGTGCTGGTCTGCGTCGTCGACCGTCGGCGTGAAGCCGCAGTACGAGCGCATGTCGTCGAGGTCCGACAGGTCGTCGATGACCTCGTTGAAGTCGCCTCGCGTCTCCTGCATGCCGCGCTGCGTGAGCAGCACTTCGGCAGAGGCGAGGCGCTTGCTGGCTGAGCGCTCGGGGTGCTTGATGGCGTGCATGGCGGGCCCCTCAGCAGATGAGGTCGAGACCGGCCAGGACGTCATCCGCATCGCTGCGGAGCGTGTCGGCGTGGGAGCGCTCACCGAGCATGTCGGCGAGCTGCGCGGCGTGGCGCAGGCTACGAGCCAGCGCGGTGCGCGATGCGTGCGCCGTCTCCCAGAGCCGGCCGCCCATCGGGCTGATGCCGTGCTGGCCTGCGGGGTGAAC